GGGATGGCTGAAAACAACTTGTCACACACCGTGAGGTGTAAAAGCACGAAACCGCCGTATGCGGAACCGCATGTACGGTGGTGTGAGAGGTCGGTAAACATGGAAGTAGGAGATAAACACCTATGATTAGTGTTTACCTCCTACTCGATTCGCTAATTTTCAGCATTCTAGGATTATTCCTCCACAGCAGCCTGGGCGGCTGATTTCACCCTCTCATTATGAGGGACTTTTGAAGAATTTGTAAGCGTCTCTATCAAAAGAGGTGAATTAACTAATCTTATCGTGCTAATCTCATTTGTTTGTGCGACTCTGACTCCGGCATCACAATGCCGTCCTGAGCCGTTATTATGCCCCTCTGACGAACTTTATGTGTTCGGATGAGGGTTTTATTGTCTTGACGAAAACAGACGCTTAAAACGCCTTATTTGCGTTTCGCCTCAACAAGTAGGTCGTATAGTTCCACGGAGCGTTCGGTGGCGAAATACTCTGCCCATTCCCGGAACGTGTGCGGTATCTCCAGCACTCCGTCGTCGTAGTCCATGCAGTCCCACCAGTCGGAAAGTTCCGCAAAGACTTCAGGAGGGTTTGTGCCCAATGCGTCCACTACTTCCGTCGGGTACTGCTCGATGAGCATCATCTGCCAATCCCCGAAATCTGTACCGGGGTTTTCATGCAGGATATTCCATGCAGCCTCTTTCAGATCCGCGTAGAAGTCCGGAGCTTCATCAAGTTCTTCCTCTTGGTTTTCTTCTGCCTTAACCTCGTTGAAGGCGTTCATCAGCATATTCAGTTTCTTCAAGTCCTTATCTTCGCTCATAAGTCTATTGTTCATCATACCCCATTAACCGAGAAAAATCTTCGTATGAATTATAGTCCAAAACACGATGTTGTCCATAGTGGTAACTTCGTTCTTCTATCATGTCGTAAACATTTCTGCGGAAGATAGGGTCTGACATTTCTTTTTCAAATTCTTCATAAGACGGCATTTCAACAATGTATTGTTCTTGAATAGGGTCCTCGCCTCTCTCCAACAGGCGATAAAGCCACTTGCGGTTATTTCCACAGTTTTTGAACCTTTCGCGTTGAGCCTTTTTGGCGTTCTTCTCAACAATATTTTTCAGTTGTTCATAAGTATTTCTACTAACACATTGAGAACAAACTTTGCCGCAATATGCTAATTGTGCAGTATCAATAGGCTGCATAGCATAAATTGAATGACCAGCATCATCTTTGCCGTCTTTTAATTTTGGACAATTATCATCGGTATGAAAAACCTCCATGTCATCCTCGTAAACATATTGCCCCAACTTTGTCTTGTTGTCACATGCCAAGAAAAAGCATACAATAAAAATGATTGAAATGTCTTTCATTTCTCCACCATCTTCTCGTAAACCTTAATCAGTCTCTCCTTTTCCGCAAGTAGGGCTTCAAGGCTCTTTACTCGCTCTTCCCAAATAGCAGCACTTACATCACCGTTGATGTTGTTATGCGCCCCGTTCCCATTGACTTGATTATTATTTCCTGCCAACGAAACCTCCATCGACGTATCAGATAAATCATCCGTGTATTCTTTGAAGAAGTTATAACCCAAGGCTTCACTTATTGTTGCGAGTTTGTCTGTATCAATACTTGTTTTATCAAGTATCCTATTCACATTTTGTTGGGGTACGCCTATTTTTCGACCAAACTCAGACTTTGACATACCAAGTTCATTGAGTTTCTGCTCAATGCTTAAACCGATGTTAACTCTTTCAATATTCATAAGCATTTTCGATTTAGATAAATCATTATATAGTTAATAATTCTTAATTCCGAACAGAAATCTACTCGTTTTTGATGTAGGTAAATCTATTTTGATTATCTTTGCGGCATAAAGATACTAAAAAGTAATCAAAATAACGAATAAATGGAAATAAAACGACTTAAAACCGCTTCACTTTCCGATGCTTTGATGCAGATGTCGGTTGGTGAGACTCGCCTTGCTCCCGAAGGATACAGTAACAAGACCGTCATAAAGACCTGCTGTGAACTCAAAGAGAAAGGCTATGTGTTCAGCACAACAACGAAGACTGGAGAACAAGTAATAACCCGAATAAAGTAAACAACAATGAAAAAGTTAATCATCACATCAGCACTCCTTGTTGCAAGCCTCATCAGCTGCAACACCTCAACCCAATTGTCTAACGAAGAACTCGACCGTATTAGCTGGTCAGCCTTCTGCAAGGACTTCGGCTACAACGAAAAGGCCGATGCCAACAACGAGAAAGCCATCAACGATTATCTCGACGCTTGGCGCGGATCCGTTGCAGAAGAAGAGGCGTTCAACAAGTTGGGCATAAACCTCTACAACTAATGTCTAATAAGTTCTGCACCTCCTGCAAACAGTCCTTCAATGCTCTCAACGGCTGTTTCTGCATGTTCCTCAACCGTTACGTTGAGTACGCAAAGACACCACCATGTGCAACCACTAACAACAACAAAAAATGAATAAAGCATATTCTATCATCCGCGTTTGCATCCTACTTATCATCGGATGCGCAGGAACACTCTTCCTTTTCGGAGAGGAGCAAGACAACAGTTTCTTCGCGTACCTCTTCCACCTTATCCTCGACAAGGCCCTCGGTTTCCTCCTGCTTGCTCTCACCATCTTTCTCTTCAACAAGTGGCGCAAGCATGACTGGTTACTTCAGTTCTTCGACAAGCTGTGCGATGAAGCCGACGAGACCCCAACCCCAATGAGCCGACAGGAGGGCGAACTATAATGGACTTCCTCAACTTCCCCGACAAGTGTGTACGCTACTCCACCTTCCTCAATGATGTGGCCGCAAAGGTGGTCCACATGATTAAGCAGGATGCCAACGACCCAGAGTTCATCAGCCAGAACAAAGCTTTTCAGATGTTCGGTCGTGCCAATGTGGAGCGGTGGCGCAAGCAGGGCAAAGTCATTGCCTACAAGCGTCCGGGCAAAGTCGAATACCGTACAGCCGACCTGCGGCTGTTGCAGAGGATACAACAAGACTACCTTGACAAGTAGCCTCAACTGCCGCAGATAGAATGCTTAATCGGAAAGGGCATCCCGGCGCAACGGGAACCACAGAAGGCATGTTACAGCCGAAGTACAAGGCTCAAATATGCACACGGAGTGCATTAGTGCGGTTCGACTCCCACCTGCGGCTCACAGACAAACAAATAATATTCATCTTTTAATTTTTAACACTATGAGTAAGATAGGACTTACAGTTGAGCAAATCAACGCAATGGAACCTACTGGGATTGTTCGCAATGACAATGTACGCGACAAGTTCATCCAGATCTACGAGGCAATGTGGACACCATCCACCGGAACATCAGGCGAAGCAGCCTACGAGCGCGAGTCACGCAACTTCAACCGTCTGCTTTCTGAGAAAGAGGACGTGCGCAAGACGTGCACAAAGTTCTCGCTCTTCACAGCTTTCCTCGACGTGGCAATTTCCGGACTCACCCTCGACCCCGGCACCAAGGCGCAAGCCTACCTCCTCGCTCGCTCCGTCGCCGTTGACAGCTACTATGACAACGGACAGAAGAAAAACAAGTACGAGACACACTGCATGCTCACCGTGTCCGGATATGGCGAGCTGGTGCTTCGTGCACGCTGCGGACAGATACGCCACGCCGACAACCCTGTTATCGTGTACGAAGAGGACAGCTTCGAGTATGGCGAACGCGACGGACAAAAATTCGTCAACTACACATGTCGTCTTCCCCACACCACCGGTCGTATCGTTGCTTGCTTCATGAAGATCACTCGCGCCGATGGTTCTATCGACTATGCTGTCATGCTGCCTGAAGACTGGACACGACTCTCCAACTACTCCGCTCGTCAGAACGGCAAGTACAATTATCAGACCAAGACGTGGGAGAACGGCAAACCCAATGCGCTCTACGTTGCACAAGGCGGACAGATTGACCCCGGCTTCCTCGTTGCCAAGTGCATCAAGCACGCGTTCAAAACTTATCCGAAGGCACGTGTCGGTCATGCTACGCAGTTGGAGTCACAGCAAGTTGACGAGACAGAAATCACTGACGACATCTACGGCGTTACCGGTGATGGCGAGAAGGTTGACACCACCACTGGCGAGATTATCCAAGAGAAGCAGGACTTCACACCTCAGACCGACACGTCTGCAGGAGTAACCGTAGACCCTGCCGCCAACAACGACGACGACACATTCTAACCCTATAATACTTACAACAATGAGCGAACAGACAACAGACCTCACCATCGTACGCAAGGAAAACGTACAGATGATAGCGCAATCCGCGCCACAGATTTACAAGGACAACACAACCTCGTCCGAGCGTTGCACCGAGTATGGCCAGAAACTCCTTGCACAAATCAAGGCCAACGGCATGAACGATGAACTGGATATGCAGTGCGCCAACTACATAAACAAGGCTCGTAACACGGTGAAGAAGATGAACACCAACCGTTCTGCCATCACCAAGATATTCGACCAGATACGTTCAGAGTTCACCGGCATGGAAAATTCTGTCGATCCTACCAAGACCGGCTCTATCCCTTATCAAATCCAGCAGGAGCGCAACGCCTATGCAGCACGAAAGCGTGAAGAGGAAGAACGCCGCCGCCGTGAAGAGATTATCCGTCAGCAGCGCGAACAGGCTCTCAGCCGCTACAAGCAGGACGTGGAGGACGACTTCAAGCGTCAGTTCAATGTATATACGACCAATGCCACAAACGAGCTGACAAATCTCAACAGCGGTCTGACCCTCGAAAACTACGAAGCACAGTGCAAGACTATCCGTGAATATCCAGTCACTCTTCCTGCTGAATATGGAAACACACTGACCTCTACTGTCTTTATCCCGGCTGAAATTGCCGACATGAGAGACCAGCTGCCGGGCATTCGTTCTACCATCCTTTCCAAGCTCATGCAGCAGTTCCGTGAGCAGTACCAGTTCGAGGTGGCCGAATATCGTGACTCCATCATCGACATGCTGCCATCAAAGAAAGCAGAACTGGAACGTATGCAGAAAGCCAACGAGGAAGAGAAGGCACGCATGGCTGCTGAACTGAAAGCACGTGAGCAAGCCGAAGCCGCACGTATCGAGGCAGAGCGCAAGCGCAAGGAGGAAGAGGAAGCAGCCAAGAAGAAGATGCAAGCCGAGGCTTCCGAGATTGGCAACCTGTTCGGTCAGCAAGCGGTTGTTTCTCCGGCTGGCTACCAACCGAAGACCTCTGTCAAGAAACGTATTCACTTCCACGACGCACAGGGCGTTCTCGCAGCTGTATCTATGTGGTGGTCCAAGGAGGGACAGTTTAAGTCGGTCGAGGACCTCGCCAAGATATTCAAGAAGCAAATTACATTCTGCGAGAAGGTGGCTAACGACAAGGACCACCCGGAGTTCATCAGTTCAACATCAGTTTCCTATGATGATGAAGTAAAAGCTAAATAAACAGTTATGTACGAGAGTGGTTATTATCCTGCCGGTGCGGAGTTCGACCCACGCGCACCTTGGAATGAACGTGAACCTACGATGGTCGAATGTGCTGCATGTGGCGGCAAGGGCTATCATTGGTACGCCTACGACTTTGAGGCAGACTACAAAACAGAATGTTCCGAAGAAACATGGAATATGCTTCCCGAAACGGAAGAAGAGGCTATTGCAAAACGAATGCACTTCATCAAGGGCGAAAAGGAAATCTGCGAGGTGTGCGACGGTGAGGGCGAAGTTGAATATGAACCTGATTACGACGATTATGACGAAGATTAACAACCCGGACGAATACTATCAGAGAAGTGAGGTCAGCAATTCTGACCTCACCGAACTGAAGAACCTGCTGCACCCTCACATGCAGTTCGGTGACAAGGAGGCTGCTTTCCGCTTCGGGTCTATCGTCGATGCCATCATCACCGAACCCTCGCGTGTTGACTTCCTGCACATGACCATCGACGGCGAACAATGTTCTGAGGAGGAGTTCCTCCACGCTCGTGAAATGCAGCGTGCACTGCGTGCAGAAGCACGACGAGACCCATTTCTCGCTAAGGTTCTCGAACATGCCGATACACAACGCTTCATGGTCAACAAGCAGCAGGAGTTCAACAATGGGGGATTTACCTTCCATCTGGACACACGCTGCAAATGGGACTGGTGGTTGCCAATGGCCCACTTCGGCGGCGATCTGAAAACAACATTCGCCTCAACACAAGCGGAGTTCGACAACGCTGTAGATTTCTTCGACTGGGACCGTAACCGGGCGTGGTACATGGACATCGCCCATTCCGACCGCGACTTCATCTACGCAATCAGCAAAAAGAACTGCAACATTTTCAAGAAGTTCATCAACCGTGGCGACGACATCTACAATCGCGGACGCGAGAAGTACGAAGAACTTGCCTTCCAATATTGGGCTTTCAACCTTATGTAACAGACAAAGTATGAAAAAGAAATTATCACAGACAGCACAAATCCAGCTGCTCAAACGCCTCAGACGTATGTGTCCGTTCGCTGTGTTCTCTGGCTCTTACGGATATACATGCGGTGGCATGGTTGGGGGGGGTACGTTCTTCTTCAGGCATGGCCGCTCGCTCAAAGGAAGCTCGCCATTGCATGCTCTCATGCGCCGACTTGCGCAAGCAAGCATACATACATGGCTACGACATAACGATATCAAAACACACAATCAATGCGTATGGCTGAAACTCTGAAACATAACCTTCGCGTCGAGCCTTACGACTATCAGAAGGAGGGCATACTTGCCGGGCTGCGCTGGCACCGATTTCTAATCGGCGATGAGCCGGGCTTGGGAAAGACGCTGCAAAGTATCGGTGTCGTTGACTGTGCCAATGTTTACCCTTGCCTTGTAGTCTGTCCGTCCTCGCTCAAAATCAACTGGCAGCGCGAGTTCGAGAAATTCACCAACAAGAAAGCCCTTGTGCTCGACAATTCCGTGCTTACCACATGGCCTTATCTTCTCCGAATGGGCATGCAGCAGGTGGCGGTCGTCAACTACGAGTCTCTGCGCAAATACTTCGTGTGGGACATCAAGGGAGGCTCACGTGGTGGGTTCCGGCTGAAAGATGTGGTTTTTACGCCCGACATCAAACTGTTTCGCTCTATCATAATTGACGAGAGCCACCGCGTGAAAGACCCATCAGCACAGCAGACCATCTTCGCGCGTGGCATTGCTGAAGGCAAGGAGTATCGCATTTTGCTGTCTGGTACGCCAGTTGTCAATCGTCCTGCCGACCTCATAGCACAGCTTTCCATCATGGGACGTTTGCCTGAGTTCGGTGGTCGCTCGAAGTTCCTTGCCGAGTACGGCGGTGGCGAAATCTCCAAAGAGAGACGAGGGAATGATGAGGACGACGCACCGCGCAACCTCGACCGGCTCTCTGCAGAACTCTATGCACGCTGCATGATCCGTCGCGAAAAGGCCAAAGTACTCACCCAACTACCAGACAAGACGCGCACCGACCTTATCGTTGACATCAGCAACCGCGACGAGTACATGCTTGCAGAAGCCGACCTTGCAGAATACCTGCGCACATATACCGAGTGCAACGACATCGACATACGACGCAAGATGCGCATGGAGGCTCTTGTCAAGTTCATGACGCTGCGCTCGCTCTCTGCCAAAGGCAAGGTGAAACAAGCCATCGACTTCACGCGCACATTCCTCGCCAACGGAAAGCCACTCATTCTCTTCTGCTCTCTGCATGAGATTGTGGACGAGATAAAAAAGGCGTTTCCAAAGGCTGTATCTGTTACCGGGCGCGACTCCATGATGATGAAACAAGCTGCCGTCGATGCGTTCCAGTCCGGGAAAGCACAGCTAATTGTCTGCTCCATAAAAGCAGCTGGCGTGGGTCTCACACTCACGGCATCGTCAAACGTGGCTTTCGTTGAGTTCCCATGGACTTATGCCGACTGCTGTCAATGCGAAGACCGCGCACACCGTATAGGACAAAAGGACAACGTGACGTGCTACTACCTCCTTGGCCGTGGAACCATCGACCGCACCCTCTATGCCATCATCCACAAGAAGAAGTCCATCGCCAACCAGATAATGGCTACCGACGACGACATTCCACAGGATGAAATGTACTTCGACCAGCTTACGTCACTCTTCCTCAATCCGGACGACGATGGCTGACCTATGTAAGACCGACCTGCAGCGCATTATCAAGTATCTCGATGATGCGGCCGCTCTCTACGATAAACAGCACGGTCTGCGCAATTCATGCCGTGCATGGTGTATTAGACAACTCACCCAAAAATTAAAAAAGAAAATAAAATGAGACAGGTTATAAGCCAAAATCTAACCGGGCGTTACGCCATCATCAAAATCTTCCCATTCATCCATGCGCTGAAGGTGGAGGTAAGCGAAAAATTCATCGACGAACAGAAGAATGAATTGACAGAGTGCCGGTGGCGACTCGCAACAGACAAAGACGTTCTCGACCTGCGCATACCTATGACAGGCGAAAACAATATAGCAAAAACATTATAAACTAAATTTTATCTATCATGACAAAGAATGAATTGGCACGTGAGGTATCAGTATCTGAGAAACTGCACCTCTCAACAACAGTGAAAGCCATCGACGGCACACTCAGAGTTATCAAGGAAGCACTCGCCAAGGGTGAAGTGGTTATTATCCGTGGCTTCGGCACCTTCACCCTGGTTGAGGTAGCCGAGCGCACAGCACGCAACTTCAAGACCGGCAAGCCTCTGGTTATCCCGGCACACACGTCTGTCAAGCTCCGTGCAAGCAAGGAACTGGTAAAGGCGATCAACGAAGGAAAGGAGGCCACACTATGATGCTATATGAATGTGGCATACGCTACGAGCGTACTATGCCGAATGGAATGTCTAAGAAAGTCACAGAGTTGTACCTTGTTGATGCTTGCTCGTTTGCCGAAGCAGAGGGACGCATCACAAAGGAAATGGAGCCGTACATATCGGGCGACTTCGATGTGGTCACTATCAAGCGCACCAACTACTCAGAGATTGTCGAGAATGGTGCTGACTCTGCCGACAAGTGGTTCAAGGCAAAGTTGATGTTCGTAACCTATGACGAGAAAACAGCCAAGGAAAAGAAACAGGCGGTTTACTTCATTGTAAAGGCTTCCGACATCAACAATGCCCACACGGTGGTTGTTCAACACATGAAAACCTCATTCGTTGACTACGAGATTGCCACGCTTGACGAAACTAAAATAATGGACTTGTTCCGCTACATGGTTAATACTACAAGCAGTAATGGCTAAGTTTTCATCCTTTGCCTTCCAAGGCCGGAATAAGTACGGCAACAAGCGCGTAGGCTCCCACGCATCCAAGAAAGAGCACTACCGAGCTGGCGAACTACGAATGATGCAGCGTGCCGGACTTATCTCCGACCTTCGGGAGCAGGTTTCATACCTGTTGATACCTGCACAATACGGCGAGTGTGGCAAAGATTTCAAAAATCGTCCTACACGTGTTCTTCTCGAACGCCCCTGTTCTTATGTAGCCGATTTCGTTTATACCGACAAGGCTACTGGGCTGACCGTCGTGGAAGACACAAAGGGAGTCAGAACAAAGGAGTATATCATCAAGCGGAAACTCATGCTGCATGTGCATGGCATCCGCATTAAAGAGGTTTGATTTATATGGCACGAGACAGTTTTATATTCTATCGCAGTTTCCTTGAGGCTATCAAGTGTATGCCCTCCGAGGTACAGGCCGAGATATACCCGGCTATCGTGGAGTATGCCCTTAACGGAAAGGAGCCTAAAGGACTATCCGACATTGCCAAGGGTGTCTTCATCCTTATCAAGCCAGTGATGGATGCCAACAACGCACGCTCTGAGGGCGGCAAGAAGGGCAAGAAATTCGGCAAACTTGGCGGTCGCCCTGCTAAGGATAGAGCTGTCTCGTCTGCCATTTCTGACAAGCCCAACGTCACGCCCGGCTACACGCTCACACTGGAACAGGAGATTGAAGAAATGCGTGCCGATCGTTCTTGGAACGAACCGGTATGTATGCAGTTCCACATACGCGAGAACGAGCTTGGCAAACGCCTCGACTCCTTCCTCAACCACTGCCGTTGCGAGTATGAGGGTAAACCTCACGACAATATCAATGATGCCAAACGTCACTTCTGTTCGTGGATGCGCAAGGCGTACACCTCACATACCGAGCCGGAAGACGCACAAGAGCTGCCACCTCCGTCATACGAGTTCAATGGCGGCTTCGGTGGGCAAGATGTCTAACCTTTAATGTCTGAAACTATGGCTCAATATCCACAATGCCTAATTGCAGAACTTGCCAAGTATGGCCGTCAGCCTACCGGCAACAAAGACTGGGACGCTGCCGTCCTTTCCGTTCTTCGCAAGAACGAACGCGAGAAGGATGCACCGTGGCTCACCCTGCACCAATGCGCACTCAACCTACGGCGAGAGAGCGAAAAGGCGAGAGCACAGGCGTACAACCTTGCCGACCCTAACGTATATAGTGCACACTCCAGCTTCCTTGTCTATATCGCCAACTCTGTTGTGCTGGCTCCTCAACGCCGCAAGTTCATCGTTGACGACGACAACAGGCAGGTGCTGCGCTTCCTCTTGCTCTACTTCAACAACTGCCCTCTGGCTGAAGAAGTATTCCCCGAACGTGGCTACAAGCTACACAAGAACCTCCTTATACAGGGCGGCGTAGGTGTTGGCAAAACGCTCCTCATGCAGATATTCAGCGAGTATCTACGGCGCACTAAGAACCCTCGCTTCTTTCACAACGTGTCGGTCACACAGATGGTCAACTACTACACCATCCACAACAACCTCGACCGCTTCACTTACTTTGAGGAGGAAAGCAAGGGCTTCCAGTGCAAACCCGAAAATGTGTGCCTCAACGACATCGGCATACAGGACCGCACGTTCTTTGGCATGGACACCGGGTTGCTCACTGATGAGTTCCTTCACGCTCGCAACGAGATTTGGACGCAGTTCGGCAAGTTCGCCCACCTGACTACAAACCTTGACAATAAGGAACTTGAAAAGCGGTTTAAGCGCAATGACGGCTACGGCCGACTTGTGGATCGCTTCAAAACATACAACGTAATTCCTTTACCGGGAAAAAGTAGAAGATAACAAATTTCATACCAATAATCAATAAAAACATCATGAACAGTTAATTTTAAGTCGGAGTCCGATACGACAAGACAATGTAAGACGGTGTTATCCGCAAGGTAACAGATAACTACCTTTTGGTTGCCCTCACTTTCACTGGAAGCTGTCAGCGAAACAAAGTACATGGATTATTTCCCTTATAACAACAATTAAAAATCAAAAGACAATGAAAAAGTACATTGGAACAAAGACCATCATGGCTAAGCCGATGGCAAAGAGTGAAGCAGAGAAAGTGTTGAACCGTAGCCTTGCTGACGCAAAGGGTGGCGAAGACGGTTACCTCGTTGAGTACCCGGACGGCTACAAGTCATGGTCGCCAAAAGAGACGTTTGAGGAGGCTTACAAGATTGCTGACACATACCTCGACCGTATGCGTATTGAGTATGCCGATGTCAAGGAGCGCGTTTTGAAACTGCACACGTTCCTGATGTCTGAGGAGTTTAGAGACATGCCCAAGGAGAAAAAGAACAAGTTGCAGGCTCAGTGTGGCGCAATGCCTGCATACGTCGAAATACTCGGTCAGCGTATCGACGAGGCTAAGATGGAGCAGAAGCAACAGGAGGCTGCACAAGCTGCTGCCGCTGCACAGAAGATGCGAGAAAGCCTTGTCGGTCTCACCATCGTTGAGAGTGGCAAGTGTGACTTCTGCCCAAGCGAGACAACGGACTGCATGAAACTCATCCTTGCCGACGGCTCGCACATCTGCGTGAAAGACATGAGTAAACAACTCTCTAAAGCACAGTAACAATGAGTAAAGAAATAATTATCCCTGTTCCCGACGGCAAACGTGCCGAGTGGATTAACGGTGTCCTCACTCTTGTTGACGAACCGAAAGTAGATAACCGTCCAGTAACTGAACGTATCAAAACATTTGAAGATGCTCGCGAAGCACTTGGTGATGAGCATCCGTTAATCAAAGAGTATTGGGGCGTGGTAAATGTTGACCTTGATATAACACAAGACCTCATTGCTTACCTCAAACTCCGTATCATCGTCGCTGCCCTCAATGAGGGCTGGGAACCTAAGTTCGCGAAAGGTGAATACCGATACTATCCTTGGTTCTATCTCTACACCAAAGAACAGTACGACGAGTTAGACGATGAGGAAAAAGGGCGTTGTGTTCTTCGCTCCGGCGGCAGCTCGAGCTCGGTCTACGGCTTCGTGTACTGCAGCGCGAGTTACGATGCTTCGCACTCGAGCACCTACAGTGGCTCTCGGCTTGCCTTCAGAACTCGTGAACTCGCAGCCTACGCAGGTAAGCAATTCACCGAGGAATGGGCTGACTTTATGTTTAAGCCTCGCACTGGCGAGGAGTTAAACGGAAAGTCAGAAGCAGCGAAAACTACCATCGACTTCAACAACAATGAAGATGAATAACGGACGCTTACAATTCTTCAACCTTGTAAAGGCTATGCGTGAGGCGCAAAGGGAATACTTCTCTACGCGCTCTCACGAAGCCTTACAAAAGGCTCGCTCACTTGAACGTAGTGTAGATGCCTACATCAAGCGTGGCGACGATTACCTTACAAAACAAAACCAAGAACCAACTTTATTCGATAATGACTGATAATATTAAACTCCTATATATAGACCTGTTCTGTGGGGCTGGCGGCACCAGTACAGGTGTTGAAAAGGCAACCTTTCACGGTGATAAGTGTGCCAAGGTCATTGCCTGTGTCAATCACGATGCCAATGCTATAGCATCCCACGCTGCCAACCATCCCGATGCGCTCCACTTCACGGAGGACATTCGTACACTTGAACTATCTCCACTCGTTGCGCACACAGAACGCTTGCGCCTACTTCATCCCGATGCTTACCTGGTACTATGGGCCAGCCTTGAATGTACCAACTTCAGCAAAGCAAAGGGAGGGATGCCACGCGATGCTGACAGCCGTACACTTGCAGAACATTTGTTCCGATACATCGAGGCTCTGCGTCCCGACTACATTCAGATTGAGAACGTGGAAGAATTTATGTCATGGGGCGACATGGACGAGAACGGACACCCTATCAGCAAGGACAAAGGAAAGTCGTATGTTCGTTGGGTGAACAACGTCTGCAAATATGGCTATTACTTCGACTGGCGCATACTCAATGCTGCGGACTATGGTGCATACACCAGTCGTAAGCGTTTCTTTGGGCAGTTTGCCCTGCATGGTCTGCCTATCGCTTTCCCGAAAGCCACACATGCCAAATGCCCTGCAAAGTATGAGCATAGCCTGTTCCCTGACGACAACATGCAGCCTTGGAAGCCTGTGCGCGAAGTCCTCGACCTCCACGACGAGGGAGATAGCATCTTCGGAAGAAAGAAACCACTTGTTGAGAAGACACTTGAACGCATATACGCAGGTCTCATCAAGTTTGTTGCTGGTGGCAAGGATGCCTTTATCGTGAAGTACAACAGCGTGAACGGAAAGACAGGCAAGTATGTACCGCCAAGCATCGACGAACCTTGCCCTACTGTTGCTACACAGAACCGCCTTGGCGTGGCAAAAGTGCAGTTCCTCAGCAAACAATTCGGTGGAAACCCGGCAGGAAAGAACATCAGCGTGGAAGAACCTGCCGGCACAATCACCTGCCGCGACCATCACGCTTTTGTGTCTGCTCACTATGGTAATGGCTTCAAAACTTCCGTTGATGCCCCTGCGCCTACGCTTACCTGTAAAGACCGCCTCGGACTGGTAACAAGCAACTTTCTTGTCAATGAGTATAGTGGCGGTGGACAGACATCTGATATAGATAAGCCATGTCCAGCATTACTTACCAACCCCAAACAGAAAGTTGTGTCTGCTCAATATCTTATGAACCCACAATTTGCCAGCAAGGGAGGCAGCATCGACAAACCTTGCTTCACGCTCATTGCCCGGATGGACAAGATTCCGCCTTATCTTATAAGCACAAAGGAGGGAATTGCCATTGAGGTTTATGAGACTGACAGCCCTATGACAGTAAGCATCAAGGAGTTCATGGCTCTGTATGGTATTGCAGACATCCGTATGCGTATGCTGCGTATTCCCGAACTGAAACGTATCATGGGATTTCCAGAAGATTACACGCTCATTGGCACACAGGCAGAGCAAAAGAAGTTCATCGGCAATGCCGTCGAGGTGAACATGGCGCGTGTTCTTTGCGAGGCTCTTTGCAAGAAACTTAATGAAAAGAAACAAGCTGTATGAAGATACTTGAACTTCCATTAAAAAAATAACAATCGGGCGCGGCAACCCAAACTGGGATGCGCCATCCCAAACGCAGGGCTAACATGCTCTACAAGCTACGTAGGAGAGGTATTCACTGCAACACCAAGGAGCGGTGCATATACCTCCCCTACAATGAGTATCCAAAGCACTACCCACAAATACCAAGGTTGTGCTGGGAGTTTCACTTCTACGTTCAATTCATCATCACATGAAAATAGGTTTAATAGATGTCGATGGGCATGGTATGAAGAAGAAACGCGGTGCCATGATATACCCCAATCTTGCCCTCTCAAAGATTGCAGCTTATCACAGATGCATAGGAGATACGGTTGAATGGTACGATCCTCTCTTTTGCGATGGCTATGATAAAGTGTACATGTCTAAAGTGTTCAGCTTCTCATCTGACTATGAATACCATGTCAGGGCAAAGGAAATAGTTAAAGGCGGTACAGGCTTCGACATTCATTCACAATTACCAGTTGAAATAGATAATATGCAGCCCGATTTCTCCATTTATGAGAATGTGCCGACTGACACCTCTTATGGTTTTCTTACACGCGGATGCCCTAATAAATGTTTTTGGTGTGTAGTTCCGCGCAAAGAGGGTGCAATTCGGCCTTACTGGGATGTGGACAAAGTGGCAAATGGGCGAAAAAAACTGGTGCTTATGGACAATAATATCCTCGCTGCGGGTGATTATGCTATTGCACAACTTGACAAAATCATCGTAAGAGGTTATCGTATTGATTTCAATCAAGCACTTGATGCTCGTCTGGTTACTGATGAGCTCGCTCTGAGGTTAGCTAAAATTAAATGGATACACTCACGCATTCGTTTCGGGTGCGACACAACGGCCCAAATCAAGGAATGTAAACGAGCAATGGACTTAATACACTCGTATGGATTTCATGGAGAATTCTTCCTTTACACAATGATTGGGGGTAAGAATGGCTTCCGTGAATGTTACGAACGTATTAACTATTGGCGTGACTTACTGATGTTATACAGAAAGACACATAAAGGCTATGCCGTATATCCATATGCTCAACCTTATCGTGATCCAACGAAAAGAACAAGCGAGATACCGCTATGGCAAAAGGATATGGCGCAGTGGTGTAATAAACGTATGATTTTTTACACGACTCCGTTTAGCGAATTCACACCAAGGAAGAATTTCAAATGTGAAACGTATCTCTCGCTCTTCTAAACTTAAAACCATAACAATTCTAAAACTTTATATCTTTGCATTATGATTAAACTCTTGGAACGAACACGCCGCCCCGACATAACATTCTCCCGTAATGGCCGCATTTCCATTACGGCAAGAGTCGTGCGGCTACTCTCGCTCCAGCCGGGCGACAGTATCAACGTAGCCTTCCACCTTGGCGAGTGCTACCTGCTTGCAGTCCGGCACCAAAATGCAATAGGACGGCATGTCGCACAGTGTCACCCGACAAAGAAAGGTTCCAACAACTACTGTGCGTCTTCCGTCCTCCTCGCACGGCTCATGCTCGACAAGTGCGGCATAAAAGAGCAGCGTGCCTCATTCATGATAGGCCAAGCAGAGAAAAGCGACGGCGAAACAGTTTTACCAATAATATTTAAGCATCCGTTATGAACCAAGAAATAAAATATAGTGGCTTCTCCGCTGTGCCGTCAGACTATGAATGTTCCGACGGCTCTCTTGCCGTGTCCATCAATCTCCTGCCAGAAGACGGTGCCTTGAAGCCTATCCTCGCGCCATCAGAAGTTATGCAGCTTCAAGATGGTGAGGTCGTCAAGTTTATACACAAGACATCCTCTTTCACTCACTACATCGTATATTCTGTGAAGAGTGGGAAAATAGCCTCAATAGACAAGGACACAACAGAACGCATAGAGGTCGGCTCACTATATAGTGTTTCTCATTTCAATGCTGTAGGTAATACATTGCTCGTCTTTACGTCCGGCAGCTTCTACTATTACTTGTGGAAGTCTGGCAAATACGTCAAACTGGGCGACCATATCCCGGATGTTGAAGTATCGTTCGGTCTTGTCGGCCATCCTCGTTTGTTCAGTCTTTCCGATGATAGCAAGAGTACGTTCACCATTTACTTTGATGGTATTTCCGAGGGAGCACTCTACAACGAGTTCACAGAAAACAACAAGACTCGTATCACAGAACAGATAATGGCGAAAGTCAACAAGTTCGTTGCTCAGGAGACTGTCAACAAAGGACGGTTCTGCTTTCCGTTCTTTGTCCGTTATGCCTTGCGTCTATACGACGGTTCACTTGTTTATCATTCCGCACCCATTCTCATGAACCCATCTACTAAGGCAGCTCCCATTGTATGGTGGAACAGGACAAGGGGAAAGGACAGTTATACAGAGGCTGTCTGTGACATCATGCTTATGGCTGCATCGCTCGACTATAAGGTTGTACGGAATGACGACTCGTACGACCTTAATGACTGGTCAGACATTATCAAGAGTATTGATGTGTTCATATCCAAGCCTATATACACATACGACCAAGAAGGAAAGATTTCTTCCATGTCAGATGTTGACAACTACAATACAAAGTTTATTGGCCGTCTGTATGCCGACAAGAAGGACACCGTAACATCGACAAAGGCAGAAGACAAAATACTCGGGCAGTTCTCTTCTAAGGAATTTCTTGACTACTACTGTGAGTGGGAGTATTCTAAGATCTACGCTATGTACTATTCGTCTGACCGCTCTTATCCTTCTACGGCTTTCCACATGCCGGAGTTCACTGAAGGAAAGGTGTCAGAGTCTATCAAGAACACTTCAACGTTTTACAAGTTGTGTTCTCTTGAAATTGCAGATGCCATTGCCGACAACAAGAGAAAGGACATTATCGTTGATGATGAATATCTACAGTCTCTTGTTACGCGCGAGGTTATGACCGATGATTATCTGACGCATGACCAGCTGCATGCTGATTACTCATTCGTCTATAATAGCCGCCTCAACTTGTCCGGACTCAAACGCAAGCCATTCACCGGCTATTTGGCCCAGTCTATGTTTGCATATTGCAATGGACGTTACAACTGGCAACCAAACGGTTCCACACTAAACATATCAATGGCGGCATTCTCTACTGATGATTATTCCATTATGGTTTACATCAAAGAAAACGGACAGGAATATGCTGTGGCTTCCGACGACCGTTTTTATGGAATGGGTTTGCAGTTATTCTGTAGCTCTGAAATGGTATCTACCAGCGGTTCAACGCAAACGACGAAAAAGAGTAAGCATTCGTGGGGGTGTTATGTTTTCTACCCAAACCCGAATGCCTACAAAATGGTTATCTATAATTTCAATGCTGCATGTTATGCCATCGACCTCAAACAGCATGAGTTCCTGAATGGTGCCTTTGCTGTCCTCGACTACGAACTGGTACGTGAAAAGAACTTCACTTCACTGCCGTCTGTCTATCCGTCACACGAAGACAACAACTTCCCCATTGAGATTGCCAACAAAATCTACACTTCCGAGGTCAACAACCCCTTCTACTTCCCGGTACTTGGCATCAACACCGTTGGCACGGGAGAGATTAAGGGCATCTGTTCTGCAGCCAAGGCTCTCTCAGAAGGACAGTTCGGTCAGTTCCCTCTCTATGCCTTCACCTCTGAGGGTGTATGGGCGTTAGAGGTTTCGTCCACTGGCACCTATTCTGCCAAGCAGCCCATCACGCGCGACGTGTGCATAAACCCCGATGGCATAACGCAGCTCGACTCCGCTGTTCTCTTCCCAACAGACCGCGGTATAATGCTGATCAGCGGCTCGCAGACGCAGTGCATATCCGAAGCCATCAACTCCGAATGTCCGTTCGATGCGCTCCGGCTTCCCGGGTTCGACAAGCTGCACACCATACTCGGACATGAACCTTCAACAGACAAGTGCTTGCCTACGCTGTCCTTCACCAAGTTCTTGAAGCAGTGCCGGATGCTATACGACTATGTTCATCAGCGAGTCATTGTCTATGCGCCCGGTATCACATACGCCTATGTGTTCTCGCTGAAGACAAATCAATGGGGAATGATGTTCTCTAACATCGTCTCACACCTCAATTCATACCCGGATGCACTGGCCATGGACACAAAAAATGCTGTACTCAACTTCTCTGTCCCAATAACGGATACCGTCAAATGCCTGTACGTCACACGCCCTCTCAAACTTGAAGCGGCAAACGTATTGAAGACTGTCGCAAGTGTCATACAGCGTGGACTGTTCCGCAAAGGAAACGTATCCACGGCCCTCTACGGTTCGCGCGACTTGCAGAACTGGCACCTTGTATGGTCAAGCAAAGACCATTATCTACAGGGATTCCGTGGCTCTCCTTACAAGTATTTCCGAATTGCCGGTGTAGCCACACTCTCACCAGATGAAAACATCTACGGCGCATCAGTCGAGTTCACACCTCGACAAACCAACAAGCCGAGATAAAGAAGATATTATTAGGTTTAGTTGTTTATTAAGGTTAGATTGTTTTAGGTAACTATGAAAAGAGCCGGGATGCGTGATGCACCTCGGCTCTTGTCTTTATTATCCTAACCAATGTTGCCTGATACGCTTCCTCTCCATTCTTGAATGGATGGAGGTTCGTATTTCTTGCTCTGCCTCAGCAGCCTTGGCAAGCCACGTCTCCGACTTCGACGGATTAGTTATGCTTAGCCAGTCGGCCACGCCTCGGCACACAAGGTATTCATGTATCAGCCTTTCCACATAGGTCAGCGTGGTTTGCGAAATAGTGTTGGGCACACTCATGTTTATATGATATTGCTCCCTCTCCTTTAGCTTGTCGTCAAACTCTGTCTTGACGATTTCCTTCTTTGACCAAGGGTAAAGCATTTCCCGGCACATGGAGACACCCAAATCCAGCACTCTTGTCACCCGGTCCACATTGCCCTCCTCGCCAACGTCAGCCACCATGTGCTTGGCGTGCTCGGTTTCCGGGGCCATTACATGGCTCTCCACATAGGCATTGTTCTTGATGTCATAGAGCAGCTGTTCTCGCTCGAAGGTAAGCGTCACCTTTAGCTTCGCTCCCTCATTCTCTATGCAGCAGCTCATAAGCCTTCCTCCTTAGTCTGTTGGACGCTTCGGGCGGCTACGCTTGCTCACTGCCTGTTGGATGCTTAGCAAACTTCTCTGTGCAAGGGCGATGTACTGTTCAGCGTCTGCCTTGTTTGTCACCATGTACCACTCGGCGATGGCAGAGTTCTTCAGGAAGTCGTGGATAGCCTCGCCTACACCGGTGGTTGCAGCCTCGTTGAAGTTGCTCGGCATTGTGAGGTTAAGCGTCAGGTCTGTGCTGCCGTCATAGTGGCTGTTGTCTGTGGTTGTGCCGTCCTCGTTGAGATAGTCCGACAGTTCTGTCTTCACCTCGGCAAAGCATTTCTTGATAGAGCGAAGTATCTTCTCGCGGTTTTCTTCGTCCTCAGAGGCAAACATGCTCGCCACCTCCTTGTGGTTGTCCTTGTTCTGGATAGTACGGCCACGCAAGAAGGTCTCGTTCATGATGTCGAAGAGAAGCCACGAAATTTTGATGGTTGCCGTCACGCTCTTCTTGGCACCTAATGTCTTTTCTTGTCCTTCCATGTAAATAAAATATTATTTGTTAGTCACTCGGACGGGTCGGTCTCTTGCGGCTGTATAGCAGACGTTCCGCACCGTCCATCATTTCTCCGGCTTGGTTGAAGTAGTCAGCGGCTTCGCCCTTGTTGGCCAGCTTGAACCACTGGGCGATGATTGAGGCAATGAAGAAGTTGCGAAGGGCCGACTGTACATTGTCTTTCAGTCCTTTGTCAAATGACTTGCTAACCTCAAGCACGGCTTCGTAGCCTGTTCTCGTCACTTGCGACGGAATAACGATGCTCTGTGCCTCCACTTCTTTAGACTGTAGAGTTATCGTTACAGGTATCTGCTTGGTAGCTCCGCTCACGAGCATCTCTTTCAGTCTCTCGTTGGTGGCAAGCACCGACTCCTCCCAAAACCTTCCGAGGTCTGAAAGGTCGCTGTCCGTGGCGAGGATGCGGTCTCGCGCTCCCTCGTCGCCGTCTATCAGCTTCGCTCCTGTGTAGTCGGTAGCCTTTGCCACCTCTTCATACACGTCGTCCTTGAATATCTGTACGGTGATTGTCTCCATGTCAGAATGAGATTAGTGAATACGTTAGTCCGATGCCTATATATGGCTGCATACCTTGTTTGCCGAAGCCGTAACCTGCCGTCACACCGATATGCCATTTCTTAGGAGGCTGCTTAATCTTGTGCGTTACATACTCATGCTTGGGATATACATAGATGCTGTCAAGCTGCACATCATATCCGCTCACCCATGCCGTGTAGTCACTGCTTTTATACATCTTTTGGATGATGGGGATAGTAACCTCCGCACTGTCACGCACATCTGCCGCATCGTTTTGTGTACAGCTTTCTGCCGGTTGTGTGTCCGCACGGATAGATGGCTGCGCCTTGTCACTCTTGGGCAGGGTCACGGTCTTGTATGTCAACACCAAACTGTCCTTGGGTACCGGCATGTAGTAAGGTATGGTGTCAATCACAGTGTCACACACCACATCTGCAGGTTCGTGACCTTTGCCGTAGCCTCCGCAATGCACGATGCTAACCAGACAAACAATGCCAACAATCACACCTAACATTGCCCACAAAAAGCCTAAAATCTTCTTATCCATAATAGTCTTTGATAAATTCATCAATAGCTTTAACATGCACGGCTGTCACCTTCTCCTTGCCTTCCTCACTCAACAGCAGGTCAACGTCTTCTTTGTTGTCTTGGAAAAGGTTCTCCGTCAACACTGCAGGGCAGTTCGTGTCTCTACAGATAGCAAGGTTCTGGGCGATGTACTTGGCATAGGGCACACAACGGTTGCCTTTCAGTCCTTGAAGTATTGCTTCGTTCCAAAGATACTGCGCCAAGGCCTTGCTCTTTGCGGATGCGTTCATGCCTACATGGGCAGAAAAGCCTCGCGCCTCATGCCATTTGCCGTCGCCTCCTGCTGCATTGTTGTGGATCGAGACAAGCAGTACGTTCTTGGTGCCTACTTTCTTGCAGATGTCGTTCACACGCTTGCAGCGTACAGACAGCGCAACGTCCTGCTCCTCTTCCACAACACGCTCTGCATTGTAGCCCATACCGCGAAGCTCGTTCACAACTCGCGTTGCAATCTCTCTTGCATACGCATATTCACGCAACCTTTTGTCCGGGCTGCATTTGCCGGGGGTGTTCACCCCATGGCCGTTGTCAATGAGTAATATCATCTTTTTCTTCTTTTAGTTTGTCAAGGTCAAAGTCAAAGTGCCTTGCTGTCTTGTCCACCATGATTTGTTGCAACAGTTTCCAAAACCTATGTTCCGCCTCGGGGCGGCAGCTGCTCTCGTTCTCCAGTATCGACCATGCCTGTTCAAAACATATCACGCCTGTCAGCATATACGACAATGGCACCTGCATGTGGATAAACACCCAGTGCTCTACCAAATAGGCAAGAATAATAAGCGAAAACCTTTTCGGAATTGTCTGCTTCACCACCTTGCCGAAAGCGAACGAGGTAAATTTGGCCTTCTCTCTTGTTGTTCTGTCTGGATAGGCTCCATGTACACGCTTGTCGAGCTTGAAAGCGGTGTAGGCATCATAAAGTACAAAGATGATGGCCACCGCTATCAATGGGAATGTCGGTCTGAACTCTGCCACAAGCCAGCCTACCATGCCGCCCACGGCCATGGCCGCGAACTTCCAAAGTTTGAATACTACTGCCATACTGCCCATCTTATTAAGCGTCCTACAACTACTCCGGCCATCGTACAACCGAAGTCAACCCAATCCCATTTGCCGCCATACAACTTGTCTTTAAGTTCCATGGCTCCGGCTACACCAGCTCCGGCATACAGCGCACAGTAGGTATCATCAGCTCCCAAGCCGATGAGAACGCCACCTACGATATGTCTGCCGTGGTTGCTGGATTTCCACCATGTAATAATCTTTTTCATGCTTTAATAGTTTTTATATCCGCTACAAAACTATATCTTCTTAATCAACTTGATGGTTTATCTTTTGCTTTACGTCAATAAACCATATACGGCGAGAAGTCGAATGTGTTCGGATCGTAGTTGATTTCTCCAAGATAGCTCATAGCTATTCGGTGACACGTGCGTTTGATATCATCGAGCGTTGGTTTGTGAAAGTAGTCTACCTGGTGATACATGTCGGTCTTCTCGAAAAAGTCGTAGTCGATATGTGCCATCTTGATGAACAGACGCCACGAGCCATCCGGGAGCTGTTGTATCGGTACCCATTTCTTGAGCATCGTCACGTCGTCACCTCCAGTCCCATCTTCACGCCCATCGCCAGCAGCTCCTTCGCCCTCGCCTTGCACTTCTCGCGCCAGGCCTGCAGCTCGTCAAGCTCTGTCAGCTTCTCGCTTGCCTCCTCGCTCACCGCCGAAGGGTTCTGCATCAGCATAAGGCTGTTGAAGGCTATAGCCTCTGCAGCGTCAGCCGGATACTTGAAGCGCACAAGCGCATTGACTATCGCGCCGTAGTTCCACACACCAGTTTCAAGTTCAACACTCTCGTCGTAGCCGTTGCCGACAACGACCGACACCTTTGTTCTGCCGAGGTCATTCTGCAAAGTGATGTCCTCACGCTCATTAATATTAACCATACACATCTTGTATTAACAATAGATTTGAAATAGAATATTTGCTTTTGACTTTAAACACTTCGAAATGCCCTTTGACTACGTAATAATCAAAAAGGCGTGGGCAATATCGTTTAACCGCTCGACGGCGCAACGCGTACGTAGCCTTGTCGATAAAGAAGCCCATGTAGCTGTTTAGCGACATCGAGTAATGATCAAGCACATAGGCTTCGTCAACGCCGAACCGCTTGATGCCTGCGAGATACGCGTCAAGTTCTTTCAGTTTCTCTATGAAGCCGGCTACGGTGCGGTTAGAGATATACACCCTCTCCATTTTAATGACAGAACCGACGAAATACACGCCGTGCGTCACGTCCTGGATATACTGTTTGTCGTGATGCAGCTGCAGGTTCAGTTTTCGCTGAAGAAATGCACCTGCTTTGTCGCGCAGCATCAGTACATCTGCTTTTCGCCTGCAGACAACTGCGAAATCATCGACGAACCGTTCGTATCTCGCATCTACACTCTTGCATAAGCCTACCATGTATTCGTCGAGGAACGACATGTAAAAGCCAGCGAGAAGTTGCGAAGTGATGTTGCCGATAGGCATGCCGCGGTAGTTTGGCTGAAGGAATAGCGTCTTGCCAGCAGGCAGCATGGCCCACAGCCTCGGGTCTCCGCGCTTTGTGCAGTTGTTCTGCGGTCTGTGTCTGATAGTGACCGTCAGCAGATAAACGAGCAGGTCTACGTCGGGTTCGTGGTAATACTTGCGCAAGAAAGCCACCGCCAGACGCTCTAAAATACGAATGTCGATATTCATGAAAAACGCCGCGACATCGAAGCGCCCCACATAGGCCCTGCGTGTGTAGTTGCATGAGACCTCTAAAATGTCGCACCTTAGAGCGTTCACCGCCAGCCTCACGCCCTTGCCCTTGCGACAGTTCCAAGTAACGTCACCCATAGCAGCATACCGCCGCTCGAACAACGGCTCAATACGCATACATATCCAATGTTGCACGATGCGGTCGCGGAAGTTCGCCGCGAATATCTCTCGCAATTTCGGGCGTGTCACGACGAAGCAGATGCTTGTGCTTGGCGTGTAGCTATAGCTCTCGCACTCCTCCATAAGCCTGAGCAGGTCTGTATCATGCAGTCTATACAGCACACATTGTTCGCTCGTCATTTTATTAGAGCAACATTGGTTGAAAGCTTCTATCCAACCCTTTACCCTCTCCTCACTTAATGCGACGACCGGACGCACCTGATAACCATTGGCCTTATTGTTGTTGTTGTTGGTCTGACCGCTGGACGGCTGCTGATTCCATGCGTTCGTCTCCGTATACTCTGAAGACGACGTCATTATGCGCACTACCTTGTTCTTAACGAGCGGACTGCCAAGTCCACTTGTGGCGCATCCATTCAATTTTAAAGAGGTTTTATTAGCTGCTATAATCGTAATCATAACCACCAATCATTAGCCAAACATATCAACGTCTTGCGAACTACGCATGGCCAGCGACGACTTGTACCACGCGCCGGTTCGTCTTGCTAATTCGTCAAAATCACGCAAGAACATCGGGTATTGACTATTGCTGATAATTCTGCCGTACCGGGGCTGTTTCACTGTCTTCGCACCCTCCGGTGTATTTATCATGCTCACACTCTCCTTCTTGCTGTACTCATGCAACTGACGTACGATCGTCTTTATGATGGTCATGGAATGGATGAGAGCTGCAATATACTCTACTCGTTGACTAATGTCGCTTGTATTGAGAGCGTACTCGCAGACCGACAATGCGTCGATGTTTTCGTTAATGCACCTTGCCGCGACTGTTTGCAGACCTGCTGCGTGCTTCGGAATACGCTCCGACACTTGCATCAGGCTGCCAAGCAGCTTCTCTAACTTGCGATAAATTGAAGATTGACTCGCTTTCATATTAATGTTACTCCGTCAGAATGACGGCTTGCAATGTGTGTGTTTGTTATCGGCGGAGCGGCGGAAAGCCGCCCCGCCCAAAATGTTAAAGTTTGAATGCGACGACCGGACGCACCTGACAACCACTGGCCTTAACGTAGCCGTTGCCGGTCTGACCGCTGGACGGCTGCTGACCCCATGCGTACGCCTCCGCATACTCTGAAGACGACCACTGCCACGAACTGTTAAATTTTACAAAACGCAGGTCTGCAACACCCTTTGCGAAGATGTTGTGGTTGGCCCCTACAACATAGCCCTTAAGGTGATACCACGTGCAGCGCGAAAGTTCGCCGATTGATGCTAATGACCAGCGGCCTTCGCCGAACTTCTCGGCTACTACTTCATCAGGCTTGTCAGTCTCAGGCACGTAGGCGTAACAATAGCTCGCAGCAGGATAGTAATACTGCTGATACTTCGAGGCGTTGGCGTGTGAAGCTTGCACTGCCGATATGCAGCTTGCGAGATTCTCCGCCATTGTCTGCGAGTCGGTACGTTTAGGTATCGGCAAGTTGACGTTAGCATCCTGAAGGATATAGTCGCGATGTGCTATTATTTTCAGCGTGTGCAGCTGACCGCGCGCCACCTTGTCGCCGACTCGCAGACCAGCCTTGCCGAGGTAATCGCCGAGGATGGTATGACCGACGCTCGTATTCCACATCACATCGGTAATCTCATCGAAACCAATATCGCTGATGGTGTTAAGGTCTTTGTATGCCTTAAAGCCGTCGTTGGCAGTATTCGCCTCGTCGCGCATATTCGCATCATTGACAGTGTAGCTCTGCGAGATATTCTGTATGAGCGGCAGGTCGTACACGTTGTACACGGCGTTGCTCTCCAGCTTGATGCCAGCCATACCATTGTTCTTGTCGCCAGCATTGTTGTACAAGCCCCAAACCCTGCCACCATAGTCCTTAAGCGCTACGGCGATAGCCCATGTGCGTGTCGGGTCGATATAGAAGATGATGCCGATAGGTGTCGAGTCTGTGAGGCCTACGTCACTGCCGTACGTGCCGTTAGCGAATATGTAGTCTCCCAGCTTCGCCTCGTAAGCATAGAAGTAGACCTCTCGCGTGGTCTCAATCACCTTGCCGCTCGACAGCTGCAGTGTGACCGTCACAGTAGCCTTGTCATCAGCCTCCTTGCTACCCTGCTTCGTCACCGTAATAACGCCAGTCTTCGGATCAATTGTAGCGAACCTACTCTCTGTCATAGCCCACGATGTCAGCACGATGTCGTTGCCGTTTTTCGGTGCTACAGCAAGCTTAAGCGTGTAGCGGCCCTCGATAGGATAGTACGACACGCCAGTCAGCGAAGCGCTGATGATTTCGTTCTTTGTGTATGTCACACGCAGCGCATTGTTGTCGTCGTCCACGTTGCCCCACATGCCCACCATGCGCATTTTGAGTGTGGCATCCACTGTGACATTTTCAGAAAGCGTGATGCTGCCAGTCAGCTTGGCCTGCTTGTCGAGGAGCCATGTCAGCGTCTCAACCGACACGTCCTGCCAGTCAACACCGAGAATGGTCACAGAAGCTATCTGCGTGCTCTCATACATCTGCTCGATGAGTGTGAGAGCGTCAATCTTCGGACACGTAGCCTGATTGAGGTACACGTTCTGAAGGTTTGCATAGCCTTCAAGCGTTAGCATCTCCAAGCCTCGCTGACCGTCAAGGTGCAGGTCGGTCATAGTAGCCGGCAGCTTCACCGTCTTCAGGAACTCCTGGGCAGGGAGCGACACGTCAGTCAGCTTAGTGCCTCGCGCGTCAATGCTCACCAGTCGCGAGTTCTTCGATGCGTCAAGCGTACCCGTCAGCGTCGCGAGGTTATGCACATCGAGCGTGCGCAGCGCAGCGAGCGGAGTGATACCCACACTCGTAGCCTTGAGGTGAATGTCGCTCTTTGTATAGCTACCTGCAATAAGGCTGCGTATGCGCTTGCCGTTGAACGCGAAAGTCTCGTTAGCAGGTTTGTCGTACCACGTGCCAATATCGCTCATGTAGTTCACACCGCACACGATGTTCTGCGTGTTAGAGTCCGTTACGCCAGTAGCCTTTATCTTGTCGCCAGCCTTCACGCGCTGACCGTCAAAGATTGTAGACTGACCGATCGTGACTACCGGGTACAGCCACATTGCCATTGTGAGGTCAAAGTTCACGGTCATCTGCTCTGTTGAGCGATAGTTGATGTTGCCGCCAGAAGGGTTCTGGGGGTTGAACTCGCCATACTTGGCGTAGCTGCTCATGTAGATGGTTCGGTCCTTACACCACTGACGCTCGCCTTCCTCCTGCGAGCCGAGCGACTGCGTTATCGGGTCGGTATCGTTGTTGTAGTTGCCTATCTGCATCTGGTAATGAGCGTATTCGTAGCCGACACGTGCCATCTCGTTATAAGCTACTGCCGGAAAATACTGGTTCGTGCTGAAGAAGTATTTTTCCCAGAAGCCGTCTACGGTACCGCCGCCAAGCTCCGCCATCGCGTCGAGTATTTCCTTCATCATTGAGCGCAGCTCTGTAGCAAAGCAAGCCTCCATCATGTTATACAGCACGTTGTCCTCGCCGTTCCAATAGTTCTTGCCTAAAGATTCGTCGAAGTCATGCTCCTCTACCCAGTATGGTTTTGTGAGTTTGCCCTGGTTGTCGACGGGAAGGATAGAGTCGAGGTCGTCTTGTACGGCGCGGATAAGTGAAGTGTTGTTGAGCACTCTGAAGTAAGTATTCTTGGCACGATTATCACAAGCTGCAATAAGCTTCATGAGGCACATGAAGAACAGAATGTCACGCTTGTGGAAGTAGTTCGTAATTTTTGCGCCAAACTCTTTCTTGCGTGCTGTGATAAAATCCTCGTTCACCTTATCCCATTCGATGTATGTCTCGTGAGATGCGAAGTCGCTGGGCAGGTAGTCAGCCATCTGCGTTTTCAGGTTCAGTGTCGCGTGCGAGCCGTCGAGATTCTTCGATGTGCCACCCGGAACCCACGTCTTCAGTATCTCGTCGTAGAAGTACATGTCGTAGCGTGCCGAGCCGCTCTCTGCCTTTGTCACCCAGTAGCAGTAGCTTATGTCAAGGTCTTTCGCCTCCTTCAGCTGAGTATATGTGCCGTTGAAAGGCTTGATGCGATTACTGTGCAGATACACAAAGTTGAACGCCTCAATGTAGCGCGAAATAGTTGTAAGGTTGCCCAGATCGTAATCCCATGATGTAGTGCCGGCGTAAACGTAACCCTCTTCTTCTTCGTCGTAGTTAACGTCGCCCTCAATCCAAGGAATCTGATGCTTTGTGAGTCGGGGGTTATTATCAGAACCCTCAATCATCAAGAAGTTCGGAGTCTTCTCTGCATCGTAGCCGAACGTAGGCTTGTCTCCCTTGCCGGAGCCGAACGTGCCCATGCCAACGAATACTGGCTCAGAGCCTTCTGACTCCTGATTGAAAACAAGGAAGGGGTCTTCGTACACAGCTACGCGGCAGTTCTCCATGCCTTCAGTCTCGTTGAACTCGTTTTTGCCCACCACCTTATAATAGAGGTCGTTGTACATTCTTGTAGCGCCCATCTTGTGACTCTGAGGCGAAGATGCCCAGTTGCGCTTGTCTACGAGCTTCACAGCCATAGGCAGACCGTCGGCGTTCTGATAGCACTTGCCGTGGTCTACGCCAGTCTCGTCAACCCACTTAGCATCGTCACGCTTGAAGTCGCTCTGAATATTCCAAGTCCAATACTTCTTCGATGTAGAACCTTGGCCCTTGCGTGTTATGTTATGCAGCGTACCTGAGTGTCGTGGGTCGCCAACCTTATGCACCACCACATCGCCTACCGTAGCGGTCGGCTCCTTCAGTGAAGGAATCTTGCCCTTATACAGGAGCGTGTTATACTTCTCGTAGGCTTTTGCGTAAGAGATAAGACCATTCTCGCCGAGGATGTCGTTCTTCGCCTTAAAAGCCTTCTTCTCAGCAACGGTCGGGAAGGATGCAAGGTAATTCTGGCGAATGTCGGTAGCCGAGAGTGAGCGCTTGTATACACGCAGCGCATACATGTCCAGGTCAGCGCCCTGCGGAGCGATGACAATGCCACCGGTGCGTTTGATGCCGTCCACCGCCTGCCAGAACTTGTCGTTGTTAGCATACGTGAACTCACGGCTGATGATGCCGTTGATGAAGATTCGTACATAGTTAGTACCCTGATTGTAGAGGTTCGGCACGATGTTCACTGCCACATGAGTACGCTTGTCTTTCTGATATATCCAGTTCTGCGAGCCGTCAACACGCTTCTGTGCTGTCATAAAGCAGCTCTCCTGCGCCTTGACCCAAAGACCTACGAGGTAGTCGTCAACCGTAGACTTTGTACCCATCTGCAGGAGTATGCCGCTCTCGTCAGTCACGTTACGTGTAGCGAAGTCAAGCTCGATAGTAAGGCCCTGCGCTGGTGTATCGTCAGAGTAAGCATCATAGTCGATAGCCACCTTTGCGCCATCAAGCACGCGGAGGCATCGTGAATTGGTCTCCTTGTCTACCACCCAGCCGTCACTGATGTAGCTGAAGCCCTCAAACTTAGCATCAACCTGCTCGCCGTTCGACTGATTGACGATGGTGCCAGGAGTCTTCTCGCTGTTGTTGCGAGTGCGCGGATTGAGATAGAAGTCAGCTCCAGATGTCGGTGCGAAGTTCTCGCTGTTGTCGATAACCACGCGCCACGGCTCGCGCAACACGATATTGCCCGATGAAAATGTCATCGAGGCTGGGAAATTATTGTTGTCAGCGGTCTCAATTTCGAGGTCGAAGATGAGCTGCGCAGCCTCGTTGTTCTTCACGCCCAATACCTGCTCGCTGTATATCACCTTCTCGCTTTCGAGGTTTGTGATCACAAAGCTGATGTCGGTGCTGTCCTCCTGGGGGTTATAGATAGCATACGAGAAAGCGGTGACATTGCTCCAGTTCTGGATAGGGTTCGCGATGTCGTTGAGCACAAGCAGCGGCGTCGTGTTGCCAGGCATCGAGCACATAATGTTCAGCGTCACCGCCTCTGTCTTCACGGTATCGCCCGAAGTCACCCATGTCTCGATAGTGAAGATGCCGTGCTCCTGCGGATGGTCAATGACAGCGTTGTAGGGAGTCTCCGAGAACACCACCTTGCCAAGGGCGTAGTCGTACTCCTTAGTGTACTTCTTGTTCTGCGACATCACCTTCATGTGCAGCGTCTTGTCGATGCTGCCCGATACGCGTACTGGAATGGTGATAGTAGGAGCTACCGCCTTATACACGAACTGGTTCTCCCACTTGGCAGAATACTCAATCTGAATGTTAGTGAGCGTGACGGTGATGTTGACATAAGGAGTTTTCTTGCCCGATGTATTGCCGGTCGCTATCATGCGCACCGACTGCGTGCCGTCTACGCAATAAGGTGAGAGGTCGATGGTTGTATAGGTCTCTGTGTCGGCTGCTGGCTGCGACACGATTGTAAGCGTGCCTGCCACTTTCCACTCCGAAGCTGTAGACAGTTTCGTCTCGATCTGCAGAACCGCATCCTCATTCGTGTCCTGCAAACTCTTGTCGGAAGGGTCATAGAGCTGAGATGTGAAGCGTATCTTCGCTACGAGGTCACTCTTCTTTGTAGCCGTAATGGTACGCTGACCACTGTTCACGAGTTTCACGATGTAGGATGCCTCGCCGCTACCGCCGCCGCTACCCATCGGTATTTCGACGCTTGACAGCAGCAGGTCTGCCTTGCCCTCCTTATCCTTCGACCAGTCCGAGTATGTCGATGAGTTTGCGAAGATGCCGACTGACGCCATGCTCGACGCTTCGTCAACGTTCAGCAGGGCGAGATACGAACCTTTGGCAAGGTCTATGCCATCTATTCTGCTGCCAAGCGCAGCCAGCTGCTCTTTCAGGAATTTCTCTACCTGCTCGCCGCTGTAGTTCTCCCACGGCGTTTTGGCGTCAGGTATAGGTGTGTTGATAATCTGTGCCATAAAAATATATTGTTTGTGCGTAATTACTTGCCGTAGCGCCAACCCTCTTTGCCGAGCCAAGGCTTGTTCGCTATCCATTTGCCCGAGCCGAAGCAGCTGCGCACCGCCTGCCACACAAGCGTCGCGCCTTTATAGACTGCGCTTAGAGCTATCTCGCCGTAGCGGATAGCGGAGATTATTTTGCCGTTAATGATGATCATTGTTCTACACCTCCGTCAGCATGTAATAGGTATTCTCGTCTTTCTCCTCCAACTGCGCATAGTCAGCCTCCGTCATCGTTACGAGTTTAGGTATCTTAAGCCCCGCGATAGCACTCTCTACTGCGCCGATACGCTCCTGCAAATCCGCTCCCTCGTCTCCGGGGAATGCCGTACCGCTGCTGTGGCCGAGTGCCAAGTCCGAGCCGATTACGGCCAGTGTCGTTCCGCTCCAACGGTAGGTCTTGTTGGTGCTTACGTCCATGAAGATTTTGCCGCTGTGGGGCTTGCGTCCCAATACAGTCACATCGCCAAAGAGGTCTCCGTCCAGCCAGTTGTTATAATAGGTGATGGTCGGACGCAGGTCAAACTCTGACTCTGAGGGTTGGGTGTAGCGTAAGACGAATGTTTCAGTGGTCTTGTTGTACACCACGGCACAATTCTCGTCCGTTGATGATTTGCTGACTGACAGGAATTGTGCGGTAATGCCCGATACAATGCCGCCAAACTCCAGCACATCGTCCACATATCCAGGCAGATACTGCGAGGGTACTTGTCCGTTCTCATCCAACGGTGCAAGTCCGTTGGGCTGTCCTTTGGTGTTCTTGAATGACGTGAGGTCTTTCTGTACACCGCTGATGCTGCTCGAAAGTTCGGTCTTGTTGTCGCTTACAGTCTTCTTCAGTGTGTTGATGTCGCTCTGAGCTGTGCCCATCTTTGTGTTGAGGGTGTTGATGCTCTCGCCTTGCGTGGTCTGTGTAGAACGTAGGCTGCGCACGTCTTCCTTGTTCTGGTTAACGTCCACCTTCACGGCTTCGAGGTCGGCTGTCATTCCCTCCACGGCTTCCATGTACTCGGTGCTATCAACCGTAGGATTACCCTTCAGCAGCGGATTACCGCTATTGTCTACCTGCGCAACCCATTGGCGCCCGTCAGATATATATAATTGACCCAAGCGGTCCGACGATTCACTGCTTGCTACGGCTACCAATGCCCACCAACCCTCATGAGGCTCGGGAAAGGCCTCGCGCAACTGGTCTTCTGTTTTGAAAAGACCTTTATTCGGACCTTTCACATTCTTGGCCTCAAGCCAGCCATCAATGACAAGATTATGATTTACCCTGGCAGAACCACGTATAGTAGTCTTGCCACCAATAGTTACATTACGCCCTACTGCAACGTCACCATCTATCTGTTTTGTTGGTATTGAACTCATTATTCAAAAATGCTTTTTGCCAAGGTGTTCATTGCGGCAGCTTGCTCGCTCGCACCATAGGCGGTTAATACTAATGCAGCCGTAGTATAGACCACGGCTGTGTAACAACGCTCGCTGATGTCTATGCCGTCCTCCTCGTCTATGCTCGGATAAGGAATGTATGAGGCACGTTTCACGTAGGCTTCCTCACTGTTGCAACTGTAGAACTCCAACACCTTGCCCTCGGCACGGTTCACTACGGCACACACCGGCTTCTGGACATTGCCCCGAATACCCTTGTATCTTGACGATTGCAGGTCATACAATGGGTCGTCTGCTGATATGGCCATATAGCAGGTGCGTTCCCAGTCGCTCATGCGAAAGGCTACAAGACGCATGAAATCATCGGGCAGCAGAGTCCAACCGCTTCCGTTCTCCTCCCAGTAGATGGCATCGCCAAACACGTGACCTTCTTCCAAGTAGTGAACGGGAGCGGACGACTCTACACGCCGAACGGCTTCAACTATCTTTGAGCGGATGATGTCATTCAACGATAAGGTGTCAATGTCCTCATCGCTGATGAGCTGCTCGCTTGTCTTGTTCTCGTCAATGGCAATGCGCACGTCACGCTCCACGACTTCGATTTTGTACACCATACCGTCGCTGTGATTACTCGGTTATAAAAATGATTTTAACGCCGTTAGCCTCACCAATGGCTACGATGTCAGCACGGTTCTTCATCGTACCACTCTTCACGCCAAAGGTCTTCGTGAGATAGTCCTTGGCTTCCTGATTGGTACTGAACTCAACTTCTGTAAGGCCCTCTTCGTTGTCGTTCTCGCTAAGCTCGGCTGCATCTTCTTCTGTAGATGGAACCTCGTCTTCGATAGGTTCAATGTCAACTTCGGTAGCTGGTGTGTCCGCACTTGCAGACTCGGCCTCATCAGCATCTACTGCATTGGTTTCCTCAGTCGGCTCGTCCGCTATGTCTTGGGGTTCTTCAACCTTGGCAGCTGTTGCCGCCACTGGCTTTGCCTCTGCCGGGGATGGTGCTTGCTGCGTGCTTGGTTTGACAGGATTACGCTCAATGCGTACCTCCTCGTCAAGTTCAATGGTGTCCACCACCGTAATGCGTCCGCGCTTAAACTCACTACTGTTTTCAATAGCGTGCTGCACAAGGAAGTCGCTTGTCGTGTACTTCGCAGGGTTTTGTCCGATGGCGGTTATTGAGCCGTCCGTGAACAATACTTTGAGCGTAGCTCTGCCTATCTTGATGATAGATTGATATTCCATCATGCCGTGCACTCCGTAGGTTATTCTCTTCTTTTTCATTTTCATTGAATGATGATAATAATAAAGGCGGACGGCATTGCTACCTATCCGCCTCTATTTGGTTGATGATTGGTTTAATTAAAACTTCTGATTACTCGGTTGCCATAACCTCACCTGCATACTCAATCCATGCCTCGCTCTTATACTGCCACATCTGACCGCTAACGGCCTCGGCATTGATGCCCGGACAATCCTGCAACAGGTAGTACACGCCTCCCTCAACTGGTGATGTAGGTGCTTCCGCGCTGTCCCACAGATGGATCTGCACAGCTGTGCTGTTCTCGCTGTCACCCTCACCGTTAATCCAGATATGGCACGAGCCTTTGAGTGCAAGTGCATCCCACACAAGGATTGCCTCGCGTGTTGCCTCCTCGCCCTCAACACGGTCTTTCGACGAGTGCTCTGCCGAATACTGGTAGTGCACAAGACGGTCAGGCGCAACGATAAATGCAGAATTGCTCCACTTCAAACGGTCAAGGGTTGGATCGTGCTTGAACTCGATGTCACCAAACACGGTGTGGAAATTGGTCACTACCCAGCCTACAGGGTTGGTCTTGGTAGTAATTTGAATTTCAGGGTGCTTCGAGTAGTCGATGCACTGGATATTCTCCAAGAAGTTCTTGCCAGCAAGGGCAATAACACTCTTGGGTACGTCCTCGCCTGTAAAGACCATCTTCGCCAAAGCAATGATTTCCTCAATTGTCCACTTGCCAGTGTGATTGAGTTCCTTCTTCACTTGGTAGCGCACACCTTCGGTGAAGTAGATGGTCTGTGCACCGACCTCGGGGGTCTGAACAGTCATCTTGCCTTTACGGCCTGCATAGAGAGTACGGTTGCCGCGCACCTTGAAGTTGGTAATGGCGGCTTCTGCAATCACGGCCTTGCCGAACGGAATTTTCTTCTTCTGCGCTTCGTAGTAGTCAGACACAATCTGGTTCATGCCGCGCTTCTGAAGATAAACCATCTGTGCTTGTGGCACGATGAGGTCGGGGTCAACTTTCTTCTGTGTCTCGTAGAGAGCATTGGAAAGAATGATGAGTGTTGAACCGGCTGGAATTTCCGGAGTGGTACAGCTCTCATCGGTCGTGTTTGCCTTCGGACCGTTTACGGCTCTCACAATCGGGTTGTTCGTGGTTGGGTCTTGTCCGGTCACAAACAACATGAGGTCTTTGCCCGGAGTCTTTGTCTTGCCGTCTGCGGCATATCCGTCCACACCTTTTACAAGCAGGGTGCCGTAAGGTCTTGGGATTTCCGCATCGTTGGCGAGCAACGGAAGCACGAACTGCTTGGCTGTTCCTGCCGTCACCTTGGTTGTCGAGGTCACGCTGGAACGTGGCTCGTCAATCATGTAGTGTTCCACTTCGGGTGAGTTCACCTTTACCTTACGCGCATTCAGCATGAGCTGCATAAGCGGTGTGTCGTCACTCTTGAACTTGTAGAGTTCTTGGTCGAGGTCACTCTGAATGAGGTTGCCCGGACCGACTCCGCCAGACGCTCCTGCCACTCCGCTGACGGTAGTGGGTGCTCCCGGCACTTGAGTCTGCACACCGGCTGTTCCGGGTGCAGGGGTGGTGGTTGTAGTGCCACCTACTGGTACGTTTTCTCCGTCCATGTCTTAAAATTTTAATTTGTGAATAATGTTATTTGCTATCGGTCTGTGCGAGGTTGCCGGGGGCTATACCGCCTGTCGCGCTCGCGAGATTGCTTACTGATGCCATTGCGCCCGGCACTTGGGTTCTCAACCCTGCACTCCCGGTCGTTGGCTTTACTTTCTTGCCCTCTGGAGGAAACTTTACGACTTCTCCTTTCATGGCTACATGGCTTCGTTGGCAATATCAAAGATGCTTTGTGATTTCTGTTTGCCGGGCGCACCGCCATTCTTGCCGTTCAGTGGTGCAGTGCCGTCGCCTTTGTCTCGCTTGCGCAAGCCTTCCACAATCTTGTCATTGCGTCCGGCGACACGTCCCTCTTCACTTGCTGAGGCTACATCGCTGTCATGGTTGATGGCATTCACGAACATTGCAAGAGTCTCTTTCGAGAACTTGCCCATAACGCCGTCACGAACCACGGTCAAAACGGCATCAACTACAGCGTCAATCTGTTCGTCGCTCATGCCACGCTCTTCTTGGAATTGACGAAGGGTTTCAAGACTTGCGTCCATGTTCTTCTCATATTCCTCGTCAAGCTGTCTTGACTTGGCTACACGCTCCACATAGTCCTTGTTGGCTTCGGCTATCTTCTCCTGCATTTCAGGATCGTCAAGCACGTCCTGTATTTCTATGCCGAAGTTTTTTACAAGCCCGACGTATGGGTCGTTACCATTGTGCATGTCAGCAAGGAACTGTGCACTTCTCGGGTCAGCGGCAAACATGTCGGACATGGCCTTTTCCCTGTCCTTGTAGCCGCTAAGATCCTGCTCGTATTGGTCGTAATCGTCGTAAATCTGACCGTAAATCTCCTCATCATCCTCGAACTTCTTGTCGGGATATTTCTTACGCAGCCGTTCCAACTGTTGGTCGCGTCTGCTCTTAACTCCGTTGTTATCAGCCATTATCTTCAAAATCTTTAGGATGTGTCATATTCATTTGCAAAAATACCTATATAAGATGTGGACTGACTTTTAACTTTTGTGACCTCGTTTCTGTAACTTTGAGGAAACAATCGGGCACTTTTATGAAATACTTTGGCAGCATTCTTGAATTTACACGCGAACGTAATAACGACCTCATGAGGGCATATCGGGAGAAACTCGCAGAGGCATCCATCATCGTGATGCCGGTCATCTTCGAACTTGTCGCTCAGTCTCCGGCTTCTCGCTTTTGGGTGAGCGAGGAGAGGGCTGCTATTGTCATTTCAGCAATGGCAGCTGGAAAACCGATGCCAAGGATGAGGAGCAACAAGCGTGAAATGTTTGAGGAGATTTACCGAAGGTTCGTTATACTACGTGAGAAACAGCCCGACAAATCGGTGTACGAACTTGTGACGAAAATAGTAAATCAACCTGCACCGAAATTCTATCTCACGCCTCGTACAGTGGGCGAATTTATTTACCGAATAAAGAATGGATGGTATGACAACCAATGTGATAGATACAGAGATTGCACGCTTACTCGCTGAAAACGACCGGCGAAATGAGGTGATGTTCGCTCACTTCGACCCGGTCACGGGTGAAGGGTCCATAGGGGAACGTGTGCGAGTGTGTATCTCTGACTTTGCCATACCCGTCCAATGGCTCCCTGTAGAGATGATGAAAATACAAATGGTGAAGAAACTTGTCAAGGCTGGGTCTATCGACAAGTTTCTTTCGTCTGTTCTCCATGTTGAGCCAAACGATGATGATTACATCAAGGTCTCGCGTAAGCTCATAAGGCTACGCTTCAAACACGACTTCCCTTTCTGGGCGGCTACGCTCGTCTATATCCACAACAAGAAGGCTGGTAAGGACGTGTTGTTCCGGCTTTACTATCCGCAGCGTATTTTGGTGTCTCGTTTTGAGGCAAAGAGAAAAGCTCGTCTCCCTATACGACTAATATTGTTGAAGGCTCGACAGTGGGGTGGTTCTACTACAACACAGCTCTACATGGCATGGCTCCAGTTCAACCATCGAAAGGGACTAAATTCACTTATCATTGCACATCAAGGGGCGGCTTCTGACGAAATCAAGGATATGTTCGACCTCATGATTGACAGATACCCGGTAGAGTTCCTGCACAAACTGGGTGAGGCATATTCCGAGAACGAGCCGAAGTTGGTTGGTGTAGGTAAGTCTGGCTCCACTCATCGCGTACCACAACGCAATTGCAAGATTAAGGTTGGCACTGCTGAGCGTCCTAATGGATGCCGTGGCGGTGCCTATTCTCTTGTGCATTTGTCAGAGGTCGGCTTGTGGCAAAAGACAGAAGGTAAGTCACCGCAGGACATCGTGCGTTCGGCATGTTCCGGTATTCTTTTGGAACCATTCACGATGATCGTAATGGAGAGTACACCGAATGGAACAGGAAACTTCTTCCACACAGAATATACAGCTGCTGCAGATCCTACAATCAAATCACAATATGAAGCTCTTTTTATATCGTGGTTTCAGATTGAGCAGTATTCCAAGCAGTTTGCTTCGGCTGACGAAATGCGTGAATTTGCACAATGGCTGTACGAAAATAGAGAGAATGCCTATGTGCCGTCAAATCGTGAGGAGTCCGGACGCTACCTTTGGTCGTTATGGGAGAAAGGGGCTACACTGGAGGCCATCAACTGGTATATAGAAGAGCGTGCAGGTAAGGACGACTTTGCTGTAATGGCTTCCGAGTTCCCTTCTGATGATGTAGAGGCTTTCGTTCATTCTGGTTCTATGGTGTTCGACAAATACAGTGTCAAGAAGTTCGAGCGGTTCTGCAAGCAGCCTCAGTATATCGGTGAGGTGTATGCTGATGGAGACGAAGGAGAGGATGCACTTTCCAATCTCCGTTTCCGTGCAGACAGGCAAGGATTGCTTTCTATATGGGCAATGCCGGAAACATTCGAAGGCTACGAAGTTGTCAACCGTTATCTTACCGTTGTCGATGTGGGTGGACGTTCCAATAAAGCTGACTGGTCTGTTATCGTGGTATTCGACAGGCTTAGTATGATTGATGGTAGCGAGCCGCCGTCTGTGGTGGCTCAGTGGTACGGACATTGCGACATTGACCAACTCGCTTGGCGTGCAGCACAGATAGCGGCGTTCTACGACAATTCTCTTCTGGTTATTGAGTCTAACACGTTGGAGACTCACGACAAGGAGCGTCAGGTGGAAGGTGGCGACCAGTCGCAATATATACTCAATCAGATTTCAGACATCTACCCGAACTTGTATGCACGCAAGCAGTCGGAGGATGAAATAAGGAAGGGCGCACCGCGTAAATATGGCTTCCATACCAATGTGTCAACAAAGCCGATGATTATCTCTACCCTCATCAAGGTGGTACGCGACCGACTCTATATCGAGCGCGACAAACGCTGTCTGGATGAATACAACACCTATGAGCGAAAACAGAACGGTGCGTATGGTGCTATTACTGGCAAACATGACGACTTGCTTATGACACGTGCAATAGGTCTGCATATCTGCTTCCGGGAAATGGATATGCCTGAATGGGTTCCTATTGTTAACCGTACACTTAGAAAAGACAGAAGCCCCGTTTCCGAGGCTTCCATCTGATAGTTTTATTAAGACGCTTGTAACATCTGCTGTGCCTGTTGCATGGCAGATGCGTTTGCGTTTTGCTGAACCTGCTGCGCAAGTTCCGGAGAAATGCCGTCCGGCACCTTGCCTTGTTCCAGCTGTTCCCTTTGTGACTTGATGCTCTGCAGCAACTCGTCGGCAAATGGAAAGTCGCCGTGTTCCAACAGCTGCTCCACGCTGATGGCGTTCTTTTCCCACAACTGCATAAGCATGTCGTTGGTTAGAGCGCGGTATGCTGGGGTTGCTGTGCTCTCCACAATCGAAAGGTCAAACTCTACGTCGCGTATCTTCTTCGGGTCGTACTCCACAATGGTAGAGTTCTTTCCTGCAATGTTGAATACACGTGGCGTGTCGTAAAACTGCTGAATGTTCTTCACGTCCTTATACGCTCCTTCTTTTACGAAAGAAGAGAACGTGTCGAGCAAGTCAAGCAGAGACGTTGAGGCGTTCTGTGCCTGTTGATTGTACAGACTGGCCGACATACCCGAATAACCGGGCTTGCCTTGCAATGCGCCGTTAACGCCGGATATGTCTTCGAAGAACTTCAACTGCATGCTCAGCAACTCTGAGATACCTATCTGTGTGCAGTTGTTGGCTATCTGCTGAGGCAATGGCGTTCCGGCCTTCGGTGTCTTGATCATGATGATGCCGTTGAAGCGTGCCCATTCGTCGGCAACGTCGTCCATTGACATTCCCTTCGGTAAGCAGTCTTCCGGGAACAACAACACACCTTTTGCCGAAGCTCGCATAATCCAGTCGTACATCGTAATCAAACGGTTTGTGTATCGCTGCTGGTCTATTACATTGCTGACAAAGCTATGTATCTCACCGTCAATGAACGGATATGCTTTGAACACATACGGATGGCTCTTGTGCTCGTATGGGGTTTCGCCTTCTTCCAGAATGTCACCAAACGGAGTGAGCATGTAATAATACCAGTAGCTATCCATAAACCACTCCCAACGGATAAGCGGCACATCGCTCTCGTCCATACCAAGCTCACGGGCCTCTTGTAAACGCTTGTTGTTTTCGTCTGTTACAAGGGCTTGGAAATCCTCAATGTCTATCTTGAACACATCGCCGTTGTTTACGTCATGGCAGCGGACACGTGGCTTGCTTTCTTTCCTCCACACTTCTATTACACGACAACGCGATGTGTCGTATGGCACAAGGAAGTCATAATAACCTTGTAGAGGATAGCCGAAGTTGTCAAAAGTAGCACTGAGATATGATTTGTCTTTGGCAAACTTGTATATCTCGGCCAGACGGTTGTAATCGTTTCCGTCCTTGGCAAAGCGTCCGCACAGTTCCTCAAACGATATGTCATGCACCTCGCCCACACAACTGCAATCCCAACCTCGAAAATCCCTCATGTTGTTATCGATGAAGAAGTTGTTGGGCTGTACATAGTCGGTCCAACAGTCCAGCTTGTTTTCTCGCCAGCCATACCACTTACGCTGCACGACAAAGCCCGATATAAGGAACTCCTCCATACATCGTGCGTTTATTTCTGTCATGCGGTTCAGCTGCATGTTGCATTGCAACACGGTACTCATCGTCTCGCCATATCGCTGCTCGTCGCGGTCTCGTGCCGTACAAGTGGGTTCCTTGGCTTGACTGCGGTATATACCAAGTACAGCTTGTACCATACGACGAATGAGGTTGTTCTTCAAGGGTACATTACCTTGCTTCTTGATGAGTTCCTCTTCGCGTATTTTTCGACCATTCACACAAACGTAGTCATCCCACTGCCGTCCGTAGGTGTAGTTCTTGTTACGTTCACGGTCTCTGCGAAACGTATCCATAGCAAGCCAATACTGCTGGGCTTGCCACAATACCTCAAATGCACGGTTACCGCCCAACGTGTGCTTGGCTGTAGCTACGCTGTCCATTCCTTCATGAGGCATGACAGCACTCGCCTTATGTAATTTTCTTCTTGCCATATTTTTATAATTTGGGACGTGCAAAGGCAGTGCAAACCGAGAGCAATGAAAGCTCGCTTTCAATTGCCGAGGTGCAGCCTGCCTTCGCGAATGCAAAGGTAATTCCTTGCACCGTCCTTTGTTGTTTAACTATTGTTGCTTCAATCTGCCGATGTCTTCAAGCATCTTCGCACGTGTACTGAACATCGTGCTGACAATCGAGTCTCGTTCCTCAGCGCTCTTGCAGCGTAGATACTTCGACGTGAGTTCCTTCATGTCGTGCTTGTATCGTTTCAAGCGCATGTGCTGGCGCATGTCATTCGACTGACGTAGCTGCTTCATTCCCTCGCGGTATGCTGCACGGTCGGTCTTCTTTATCTTCGACAATGCGGTCTCTTGCTTGGCAATAGCATCGTAATCACTCAGCAACTGTTTGGTTTCCTCGGTTTCCATTCTGCTGTTCAACTTCTCCTTGGCAATTCTAAACACCTTTTGCTGCTTCTTTTCTGAAATGGAGTCACTTTTTTCCGCAGAGCGCATCCAGCCAGTAAGCGGAGCTTCACGCATCATCTTGTATCTGGCATATCGCTCGGCAACCTCCGCAGGTGTCATGCCTTTCGCCTCTGCTGCCGTCATATCCAACTCTTCCAAATACACCTTGTCAAGCTGGCTCTGAGGACAGTTAAGAAGACGAGCTGCAAGCAATGCACATTCGTGCGAAGTCTTTGCGTCATTACCGCAGAAATCCATAATGGCAACAGTCCAGTCCGTGAATGTTTGAGGATTAACGCCAGTAGTCATGCCTCCAAGGATATTCAACACATCGTTGGCACCCTGTACCCAGTCATAGTCAAACTCTTTCAGCATTTGCCTCATATCGCTTATTATCGGGTTCTCCCTGCCTTGCTGCGCCCAACTTTGTTCTGCATAGCCAAGCACCTTGTTTATGCCACCCTCAAACACATCACCATAGGTCAGACCTTCCATTGGAGCAAAGACGGATTGTTTTGTAGCGTCTATCAACTGCTTCGCCCTTTCTTCATTGTCTCCCGTCAATGCCAACAAGACAGACGTGCCGCCAATACGCCATAACCACGGCAATATCCAACCGAACATTACAAGGTTCACGCCATTTTTGACCTTTGCAGAACGTATCTCGCGCTTGGCTTCTGCCCTTGCTTTTGCCCATTCCGCATCGCTCCAATAATCTTCTGCATTGGGATGAATGGTGCGAAGAATCTGCTTAGCAACATAATCTTCACTAACCTCACCGCTGAATATTCGTTTGAGGTTTCGTACCGAATTATGTGTCTCGCGAGTGTAAGCGGTTGAGGAGTTGCGGAACAACATGGCACTTGTCGCATAGAATGTATGGTCTATCTGGATGGGAGCCATATATGCGCCCTCACTCGACTGCTGTGACTTGTTGAAACACATCTCCGCATCCTGCACGGCTCTGCGCTCCGCACGTTCCTCTTCCATGCCCCAACGCAGATATTTCCTTTTCTGCGCCTTATACACACAATGGCTGCCAACTGCAATAGTCCATGCGTCAACTCCGATATTCGGCAACATACCATAGGATGCTGCTTTCATTATCTTGTTGTCATATTCGGTTTCTCGCAGACGATAGTCACCAGTAGTACGGCTCAGGATACGCTTGCGGAAGTTAGGCATATTCTTCCATGACCACTTCAACGCAGGAATACCGCCAGTTGCCAACGCCTCTGCCATGTCAACAGCGTTCACCTCTCCGAAGAAAGCAGGGAGTGAAAGGGTCTGCTTTAGTGCCGTAAATGGACGGAATGCTATCTTGCCCATCGTTACGCCCTTTGCGCCTTGAACCATCAGTTGGTCAAACTTGGCACGTTGTGGTTCATAGCAATCCGTGGCTATTGCTGCGCACTGCTCAAAACGTTTCCAAAGCTCCTTGCCTGAACCATAGACGCTGCTCATATTCATAACCTGCTGCTTAAAGCGGTTGTACGAAAGCAGTGTGCCGATGTCACGGTTGAGTTCCGCAAAACTCTGCCAATGGCTCATTTCGCCTACATGCTTTGCAAGCACGTCCAGGAAGCTCATGTCTTTTAAATTCCAAAGCGCAACACTTGCTACACGTTTCTTTATAGCTCCAGTCTGCACACTGATGCGGTCATTGTCGGAGTTACTTTGTCCATTCTCTACATCACGCTTGAGAGCGTCCTTGTCTCTCACGAATGGGAAATATTTTTCAATGGAGTCCATGTGCGTGCCGAACATTCTTGTATAAACTACATCACTCTCCATACCGATTGACGGCAAGAAGTCCTCCTGCACCCAATCCGCAAACTCTTTCAGCTTCGGATCAAGCGCATCGGTTATCTGTTCCATCGTCTCGTCCGTGATACCCATTCTCCGGTTTGTAGCCTTACCCATCGGCATTTTCTCAACAGCGTAAAGATATAGCAGTCCGTCTTGCGCTATCTCGTATTCGCGCATATCCGCACCGTCATAGTATTTCACAGTTGCCGACTTCTGCGTCTGGACATAACCATACAGGTCGAGGTACTTGTACTTCTTGCCGAAGATTTCAGCAGCCTTGTCGTCCATCTGCTTTTGATAACGTTCTTTCAAGAGCTGCTCGTTGTCTGTGGAGTCAATCCAATGACGCATGAAGTAATCTTGCATATAGCCCTCGCCATTTGGGTTCTTGCTGCCGAACATCTTCAGCATCTGGTCAAAAGTAGAAAGCGGTTCAAACGCAAACCTTGCCACCCAGCTATTGGCAAGCCATTGAGCCTTCGTGTCTGGTCTGTGTCCTTTAAGTTCACGCCCCTGCATATCGGAGTTGGCAAGATGGTGTATTTTGTTCACACGTTCTTTCTCCGCCTCTTTCCATTGCTTTGCACGTTCTACACTCTCGCCAAGTACACCGCCAAGGCTGTCAGCCAAATTGTTGTATGCCTCAATTCTGTCAATCTTCAACTGCTTGATTGTTTCATCAATAGCATCCTTGAACTGCTTGAAGGCTTCTTCTGTCATCTGCCCAGCATTCATTTCCTCTTCGGCTTTTTTGACTTCGTCCTTGAACTGAGCCACGGCTTTCTTGCTTTCGCTCACTCCGTCTACATACTGCTTAGCGAGTAGTAATCCTGTATGTTCAAGGGCGGCATTGGCGGCTATCTGTTCATTGGTGTTCGACATTCTGTCGGTTGCTTCAAGTATCTTTTTGTCCAATTCTTCAACAGAGAGGGGCTTGGCCGACCGGAACGCTTTCATTATGGCCTGTCCGTCAGCATCAAGCTGTGCTTGCACATCTATGCCTTTTGCATCAACTTTACTTGCTCTAATCCTCTCCAATCTGCCCAATCGAGTTTCACCTGCACGCAGCTGGTTGCCTACCATAACATCCATAACCTTGTCAACATACTTGCTGATGTCTTTTTTCCCATGAACATTTTTTACCGCAGAAAGGATTCTGTTGTATTCGTATTTACTCATGTCATCAAGCAATCCATTGTCAAGAAGGATTTGGGCAAGATCTGTCACGCTTTTCACCGTCCAAAGGTCATACGCTCTCTGACGTGCCATTGCCTGACGCAACTTGTTAAGATTGCCACCGATGGCTCTCATTGCATCCTGCTTGGCTTGCCAGTTGTCGGCGTTGGCTTGGCTTGCCTCAGCCTTCATCTTAGTGATGGTTTCTTCAAGTCCCATATCACCGTCGCGGAACATAATGCCCTCATCTGCAACATTTTTGGAATAACCTTCGTTAATCTCAAATAATGTAGGTATCTTTGCATCCGAAGAAAGGAATTCACCAGAGTACGTTACGGACGTAGGGAGTAGGGAGTCTTTTATCTCCATAACTCGCTGGCTGATACCTTTCTTTTTTGATTTAAAGAAACTCTTTGCAGTAAGGTTTCCCTTTTTTGTACTGCACACCTCTGTAAGATTATACAATCCGTTACCTGCGTGTTTCAAGAAGAAGAACAACTTGCGTCCGTCTTTCTTATCAACACCATAGAGTATGCCGTCTGGCTGGTTCAACACGTCCACCATATTCTGAATATCTTCATCTGTAAGTGGTACATTGTTGCCTTTATCCTTTTCATTCTCGCCATAATGGTCTGAACGAATATGGTTCAAGTCAGATGGATTGAGAACAAAGTCCACAAACTCCTTGAACTTCAAGCCAGACAATTTCTCCAAGTATGCCTTGCCATCTACGCTCAGCATACCGATGCTTGCAGGTTTCCCAACAAACTCTCCTGTCTTGGCTTTTTCAAACAACTCGGTTACTCGTTGTTTCATGTCTGCTATAGTTGTAGCGACTTGTGGATTTTGCTCATGCTTACCGTCACTGAACTTCATTTCACCGAAACCTGTCTTCCTGCGCATAACCTCAGTATCAGCGGCATCGAACACAGTAGGCTTACCACCATTCTTCTTACGCTCGTATGCCTCATGCAGAACAAACGCCCAGTCCTTATCACCCCACTTCCTCTTGCTGGGGATTTTCAATCCGTCCAACAATTTTTGTAGAGCCTTTTGGAGCATGGCTTTCAGTTTGCCCCAGAACGTAAGTTCTTCGGCACTCATCTTCTCGAAGCCTTTCTCACCGATACGTCCGGCAAGGTCAGCTCCATATTCCTCTGTTGCATCACGCTTGAACTGCTCACGCTTCTTTCCGGCCTCGGCATGTGCTGCTGCCATATCTGCATAGTATGAAGCGTTGGCATCCTCGCCATTGGCTACATGCTCCTTGCGTTTCTTCTCACGTATGCGGTCCACCTCTGCATCGTACATCTTCTGCGCCATACGGTCAATGGTACCGCGTATCTCGTCCTTAGACACACGATAGAGTTCATCAAGGGCATTGTTCAGCTTAGCCTCATCAGGGAACAGCACACGCAAACCATCGTGACCCACAACCTCATGCACAAACGTATTCTCAATGTCTGCCATGTTAGCATTGTTGGGAACAACAATAGTCACCTCGCCAGTCATAGGATTGAAGCTACCCTTCATTCTGCGCTGGCGCACGGAAGGTAATGCAGCCACTTCTTCCTCTGTACGGATGATGCGCACTGGAGTATGCAGACGTTCGGACAGCTCGGTCACTCTCTCGCTCATCGCACTTTCCATTGCTTCCTTCGGTTCGCCTACCCACTTGCCGGCCATCTTCGCATTGATGCGTGCTATGTCTTCGTTACTGACGAATGGCGTGTGTCCTTCGCGTCCGGGAATAACATCGCGGCTTTCCCAGTTCTGCTTGTCGAGTGCAAGACTCTCCTCCGGTGTCAACTCCTTGCCGTCAAGTTCAAAGCGGTAACCCATCTTCTCCAACTCTCTGCGCACTTGTGGTACAAAGCGATTGTAGTCACGGTGGGTCTTCAGCTCCTCACGCTTTCCCGGATGCTTCTTCCAGTACTCGTCAATGAGCTTCGCTTCCTCCTCACGGGTGAGCACCTTGTCTATCTTGCTCCAGCGTGAAAGATACAGCGTGCGGCCATTGTTCCACTGATGGGCACCGGTAGGCAACAGAGCATAGTCTGCGTGGAACGGCTCGTCTATCTCCGATTTCGGGATGAGGCTGCGTACCACAACAAGGTTAGGTCTCTTGTATGCCTCGCCAAACTGCGTGTTCAAAGGTGTTTCGATGGCATGGTCGTATGGGTCGTATGCTGCCCACGTGCCCTTGTCTTCGGGGTTCTTCTTCAGGAAGTACTGCAACTGTGCCTCCTTGGTCTTAGGTTTCACGAATTTCAAACCGTCATTGATCTGCAACTCTGTACTCTTTTTGCCGTCAACCATGATGTAGCCATTCTTGTTGAGTTCGTCCAGCTTGCGCTGCTGCTCCTCGGTGAGTTCCACCTTTGGAGGTGCAGAATAGTTCCAACGTCTGCCTTCCAATGTTCTGCGCTCGCCTGTCTCTGCATCGGTAAATGCCATAGGCGAACCCAGTGCATCATCCTCAAAGGCTTGCACATTACGGTAAACAGGAACCAACTCACTCTCCGGCAAAGACTCCAGTTCCATTGCCTTCGGATCATCCTCATCAAGCAGACGGAACTTGGTCTTGTCTTCTGCGGTCTCATCCTCATCGTCTGCAACGACATCAGTAGCTGCGTCAACACTTGCGTCCATTTCGGCATACTTCTTTTCCTTTTCTGCCATTTCTACCTTCATGGCCTCGGAATATTCCTCAAACTGACGCTTGGCTTCTTCGAGTTCCTTTCCAAACTCAAACGGCTTACCTTCACGCTGCTTTAGTTGTTCTAACTCTGATTTGCCGTGCTGTACCATACGTGTAGCAATGTCGAACCGCTCGGCAAAGTCCCTACCTGTGATTACATTCTCGGTGATGTCCTCAACGGCATTGCGCAATAGCGACTGCTTTACAGGAACATTATTCAGACCAAGTTCAGGGCATGAGTAGGTCATTTTGCGGTGTATCTCTGCAAAGAGCGAACCGCCAATGTTCTGCGTCTCACGCGACATCTCGGTCTTTACAACGAAGTCATAGCCACCCAACGACAATGTGAGGGTGTTGGTCTGTGCCGCATTGCCTGGGTGTTCTTTCATAGCCTTTACTGCATCGAGGATTTTCTTGTTGTGTTCCTTGATGAAGTCGGACATGGCATCAACAGAACCGAACTTCTGTTTGCCTACGGTTATCTCCGTAAACTTGCCATCGGGGAATGCCTTTTGCACGGCAAGCAGGTGGGCGTTGGCTTCCTCTGCTCGCTGCTCTGCGGCCTTTATTTGTCCCTCCAGCTTGGGCTTGGCATTGTGGATATAGGTTTGGTCGGCTTCCCACTGCTTTTTGCGGCTTTCGTACTTGCGCACATTCTTCTCCGCATTGTTTTTCAGCAGGGCGTATTCACTACCAGAGAGTTGAGCAACAGTGTCGCCGAACACATCTTCTTCCTCTTCAAGCACACGGTTATTCATGCTGTCCTGCATCAGTCGGTCACCCTCCATAACACTATCAGCAATCGCACCTTTGGTCTTCAATCGCTGATATGCAGTTACGTCAAGACTATCTTCCACACCAAAACGAAGCACACGGACTGGTTTATTCCATTGCTTGTGAAGATTGCCCTGTCGCAAGATGCGGCCGTTGCGTTGCGTGTAGTCCATCGGACGGTTTGGCGCATCAAGGTGTATAAGGGTATGCAGACGTTCCTGTATGTTTACACCAGTACCAAGGGTTGCAGTACTACCGAGAATAACACGAACCTCACCTCGGTTAACCTTGTCGAAGATTTCCAACTTCTTCTTGATGGTCATGCCGGGCTTCATTACGACAACCTCGCTTTCGGGAACACCCTGCTGGATGAGTTTCTTCTTGATGTCCTCATACAGGTTGAAACCGCTGCGCTTATTCTGGTAGTGGTCGGCAAAGATGGCTACAGTACCCTTGTAGTCGTCAGTCTCTTTCAACGAACGCAAGGTTTGGCGTACGGCCTCGTTAGTCTTACTCCTCGGATCATCCTCTGCGTGCATTTCCACAAGTCGGGCATCAACAGCGGCTCCTTGAGCAATACCATACATAGTGAGAGGTATGCTGCTGTTTTCCTTCTTCTCCTTGCCGCTCATTTTGTCAAAGCGTTCAAGTTCTTCACGCACATATTTCATCACACTGCGAAGAGCGCGTGTCTGTGGTAGATAGATGTCCTGCGCCTTGCCGCCCTCCATTTCTGGTATCTTCTTCACAAGTTCCGTCTGGTCTTTGGTCAGCACGGTGTCTGCTACCCCTGACCATATACGAACCAATTCGGGCAGGTTCACATATCCGGCAAAGCGGTTCACTTCCTTGAACTTGCCGCTTGTGTTGAACTCTGGCATTTGCTGTATATTGCCGAAGTTGCGCACAAAGTCGTCAAAGTAGTAGATACCATATTCCTTCATGGTGTCCTTTGGCATGAGATAACGCATGAAAGTCCAAATCTCTGCTGCTGTATTACTGATAGGCGTACCAGTGGCGAAGATAACATTGCGACCGTTATTCTTCTCCAATATGGCTTGCGTCTTCAAGTACACTCCTTGCGACTTCTTACTGTATGATGGGTCAACGCCTTTCACACCGCGCTGCATGGCTGTTGCAAAACCGAGGTGTTTGTATTCGTGCGCCTCGTCAATGAGCAGGGCATCAATTCCCATATCATCAAAGTTCTCCACATCATCCGTGCGGCGATCGAGCATTTCCTGCGCCTTGACAGCTGCGTTCTGCTTGGCAACGGCTTTCTTCTTTTCATTGTTTGCTGTGCGCTTCTTTGAGATACCTTCTGACAATGCTGCCATTTCTGCTTGGAGGTCGGCCAATTCCTTTTCAGCACGCCTTGTTATAGGGTCTCTGCCGCTGGAGTCTGCCTCACGCATCTGTTCAAGCACAAGCATCTTTTCGTCTATCTTGTCCTGCACAAACTGCATCTGACGCTCGTCACTGTCGGGGATAAACTCAAAGGTACTCTGAGGTACAACTATCATATCCCAATCGTTGTACTTGATTTTTGCATAGAAATTCTTTCTACCTTCCGCATTGCGGTCATTATCTTCAAGCGTAAGTATCTTGGCATTTGGATAGAGTTCCTTAGCTGAAGCTGCAAATTGTCCTACGGTAGCATTCTGTACCACGATCATAGGCTTGCGTGCCGTACCGAGTCTGCGCATCTCCATTGCGGTGGAGATAAGGGTGAATGTCTTGCCTGTTCCTACCTCATGGGCAAGCAGCAACGGCTGCATTGTACCTCGTACAATGGCTTTACCTTGGTGTGAGCGCATTTTGAACTTGTGTGTTGCGCCACCGAAGTATTCAGGCACAAAGTCGTCAGGTATGCTCATAGGAACATAATTGTTGAAGCGGTCGTTATACTCTTGCTCCATGCGTGCTGACAAGTCCGCGTCACTCTGCATCTTTCCTCGCGCCCAGTCCTTGAAGTCCTGACGTATCTCATCTATCTTGGCTGCACATGCTGCCGTAGCCTCACGGTCTGTGATGGTTTCCGTTGTGCCGTCATAATGCTTTTCCGTACGTGACACGATAATGCTTTTGTTCTGGATTGCGGCTGAAATGAGTTCATGGCCCATTATTGTTTTCTTAAGCATTTCACTCACAATACCCATTGCGCGGTTCTTCTCAACGTTCACACCATAGGTCGGGGCTTTCATAAACCATGTTCCACCAGCTGCTGTGAAATGCACGTCTATGTCGGTACGCTCTTTCACATACTCGTCATATAGTTTTGGGTCAAGCCATGACGAACCGAGCGTGAAGTCTATCAAGTGTGCAGGAATATTCATAGGAACCACATCCTGCAATGCCTTGATATTCTTGCTGTATTCGCCATTCTCATTGTTGGCCTCAGCTTGTTTCAGCTTCTCTCTCACGTTACCGCTCAGATACTGGTATGACACTTCCATCTGTCGTGTCGTAGGGTCTTCAAAGCCGAGTCCGCTATCAATGATTTCACGCTTCACTTCCGCCTCGCTCTTTCCGAGCTGGCTTGCAATGTAAGGAACATCAATGCGTCCGTTCTTGAACATGCTCACCACAACACCGTCCTTGACATTCTCAGGGTGCGGCTCGCTTTCCTTTTCCACGACACGGCCTTTCATCACGTCGGCCTTATCGTAGGTCTTGACAACGCCTCCCTTGCCGTCTCCTTGCTCCTTATATGTCTCCAATGAGAACACATTAGGATAGTCCACATCATTGCGCAACCATGCTAATTGGTTGTTTTTGTTGAAATGGCCGTAGGTATTGACAAAGGCATCGTATGCCTTGTTGAGTTTGGCAATCAATGGTTTCAGTCCTGCATCACTCTCGTTCTCTGTCTGGTACTGCATAACATCGGCCAATGCACTTTTGATGGCAGCATAAGCAGTGAAACACTCCTGCTTGGTGTGTCCCTTTATCTTCTTGTCGTTCACTTCAAGAGGATAGTAACCGCCAAAGCTGGCCAAAACAATCTGGCCGTCTTTCATATACATTTCACCAAGTTTCTTGCCGTCCGCTGACGCATCAAGCACAAGTGAAACATCGTGGTGATCTGTAGTGGTAGCTTTGCTGCTATCTTCTTCAGTGAACGATTTAACGAAATCAACCAGCATCTTGCCTTGGTCTTTGCCGCTTACCGGGTAGAGTCCCTTGCTCGTAGGTCTGAATGTATCACCTTCCTCAAAGGCAAAGCGCATTTCACCGGCCATGTGGTCTGGGTGCTCGATGAAATACTTGTTGTAGTCCATGGAGAGTTGTTTGGCCTTGCGTGCGCCCGGTTCTTCATATTCGGCCGTGCGCTCACCGCTGATGCTGCTCACGTCAATGGCTTGTGCCGACTTCTGACCATTCACTCGCTTGCGGATAACGATGATGTCCGACGTGACGGTTGTACCGCCAAAGGTCTTGTTATTCATGCGGAATGCTCCGATGAAGTCCGAACCTCCCTCGTTCACAACCCAGTCGCGCAAAGCCTTGCTGTTATCGAGCGTGCCGTTTGAAGAAATGAAGATACCCAATCCACCCTCACGCAACTTACGCACATTCTTGGCTATACAGAAGTCGTGGATATTGTGGAACTTCTTAGAAAGGTCACTGTCGCCTGTGGTGTCATTCACACGCAACCCGGTAACGAAAGGTACATTGGTAATAGCCAGATCCACACTGCCATTAGGTATGCGTGTCTGCTCAAAACCTTGTATCTCCACCTTGGCATCGGGATAGAGCAATGAGAGAATGCCGCCAGATGTGCCGTCTATCTCAATGGCGTGAATGTTACTGCGCTCGCTTACCGTTGTAGGCATCTGTCCCAAAATGTTGCCAATACCTGCAGAACCCTCTAAGATGTTGCCACCCTTGAAACCAAGCTGATTTGCAATGTCCCAAAGTGTATCAACAACGTATGCAGGGGTGTAGTAGGCACTGTTAGCACTCATAACGGCTTGCTCGTAGGCTTCTTCTCCAAGCAACTCACGTATTTTCTTGTTACGCTCACGCTGTTTCCAGTCATAGCCTCCGTCGCTGAAAGCGGCTCCAAGACCACCCCAACCACTGAACTGTCTAAGCACACTCATCTGCTCGGGAGTGGCTGTCTCACCGCTCTCAAGTAATTCATGCGCCAACTCAATAGCCTTGATATTGGCCTCTATTCTGCCATTCACCGAAGTAGGGGCATGGTCTGCGCCACGCTCTGAATGGTTGTTGCGTGTATTCTTCGGATGGGTCAGTCCATGAAGTCCAGCGGACACAGCCCTATCTTTGCCAGTGCTTTGTCCTCCTCGTCCTCCGTCAGGTCTTCCACCTTCTTGTGCAGCTGTTTTGCGAGGGCTTCCTTGGCTTTCTCGTAGTCCTTGCTGTTGTCCACTATTGTCGGCTGGCACTGTTTCGGTGCGTACCGCATCATCATTTCGTTGTAATCCATTGTCTTTCTGTTCATCGAACAGCCCGGCAAACAAATCACCTACTGGCTGCTCTGGTTTAACTTTCTTAGTTGCATTTTTCTTGGATGCAGGCTTTGGCTTGTCTGCTGGTTCCTCTGATGATGTTGGCTGAACGCCGCCATCCTTGGCACGTCTCGCCACCTCTGCCTTGATATGGGTGCCCATATCCTTGTCGTCGCCATACTCCTTGTCGAGTTTCGACAATTTCTTGTCTGAAATCTTAGGAAGCAATGTGTTGAGGCTCTCGATCTTCGACTTCATTGAATGGTCAGTCATGCCCGGATTGAGAATGTCAACAACATGGAGCTGTATGGCAGTGTCTTCTGGCAATGCCGCAACGGCATCCTCGTTAATACCATCCTCGTAGAAGTCGCCAACGGCTTCATGCTTCGGCTCGGCTGACTCGCTTGGCTTATGGCGCAACTGGTCCGGGTGAGCATTAACCCACATGACAGGAGCAAGGCCGGTGTCAATGCGGATGCCGCCCTCATCGTTAGGCTGCACAACAACTGCATCAGTCCATGTGCGGCCTCCATCGGTTGAATACTGCACCTTGTCACCTGCTGCATACTCTCCTTCATTGGTCACGCCACTACCTATAAGATATTTGTAGGCTTCACGCTGCACCTGCTTCAGAAGGTCAGAATACGTAACATTGCTGTCAACGAAGACATTTCTACCGTAGCGGTCATTGCCGGTGCCTTCAGGATGGTCAACCCGGAACATGATGTGAGTAACTTCAAGGTCGCTGCCTCCAAAGCCATCTACACCCTTGGCTGCTCTTGGCTCAACGCCTATTGTTAGATACAGCTCGCGTCCTTCTTCTAATGGCAGGTGTATAGACACATCACCTCCAATAGGGGAAATGTTGGAAACTGCAAGTGGCTTTTTCTTACGATTGCCTTTCTTATCCGTCTGCTTTGAGTGAGAAGCCTCATAGTGGCTAAGGTTCAAATCAGAAATCAACTGGCTTGCAAGGTTGGCTGCATCCTTGACGGCCTTCTTCTCAGCATTACGCATGTAGCCGTATGCCTCGTTGTAGTCCTTCTCTACCTCGTCAGCCTCATAGTAGCCAAGCAGGGCAAGCTGCTTATTTACCTTGTCGAGGGTTTCATCTACTCGCTCTGCTGCTCCGGTGAGGGCTTGCTCGTCGCTTGAAGTTTCTGCGAGAGCCGTTGCTTCGCTTGCAACAGACTTTGCTTCTGCTGCAACAGCATCTGTATTTGCTGCTGTCTGCTTTTCGGTTTCTTTTCGTTGCTCATTTCTTGTTGCCTTTAATTCATTGTTTGCTTTTTCTGCGGCCACTTGTGCCTTGCCTTCCTCAACTATCATGTTGGCTTGTGCCATTACGTCCTTGGTAGGCTTGTCGAAATTCTCCACGTCAAAGGCTTTCACCTCTTCGTATGGAGTGAGGGCATATTTGTCATAGCCGGGAACATACTCCAGTCCTCCATAGAAAGCCTTTAACCAAGGGCGTACCTTGTCGCCCAATGCTTTAACCATCATGGAGGCATAGTCGCCAAACGACTCATTGCCACGCTCAACCATTGCCATGGCCAGACGCTGACCGACTGACATGAGCTTCTGACGCTGCTCTGCAGTCAGTTCGTCCGGATCACGGAACTTAAACCCGGCATCGCCCTCGTCGTCACCAATACCGAGAATATCACGAATGTCATTCATCAATCCGTTCATTTCCTCGTCACTGACCTCATACTTCGGCTTCTCCGGCTCTATTGGTTCTTCTGTTGGCACGCTCTCTACGCGGTTTGCAGGTTTCTTGCTTGCGATCTTCTTACTTGTCGTTGGCTTCTTCGGCTCCACGGCATCGCGAAGTTCCTGTGCTGTCATTGGCTGGTTGTCTGCAACGGCTTCCTCATTACCAACCATTTCAGCGGCCTTGCGTGCGTCCTCTTCGCTACGGAACATCCAACCACCACTCTCACGGTCTTTCCAACCGCGTGCAGGGGCAAAGCGTCCCTCGCCTGTACGCTCTTTGGCAAACTCCTTGACGGCACGCTCTTGGTCGGCTGTCAAGTCATGGTCAAAGGTAAGGAGAGAAACATCGCTCGTCTTGCCCTTCTTATTGGTGTAGGTTGAAGGAGTGATGGAATAGCCGGCTTCTTCTGGTGTATTGATTTCCACAACGTCCTTCTTCACAGACGAGTACTCGCCAAAAGGCTTAGTCTTACGCTTGCTCGACTCTATCCACTTCTCGAAGTCTTCGAGGTTCACGCCGGTAATGTCAATTCTGCGGCCATTCTCCCAGCCCTGCTCGTAATTGGCAAGGTAGTCGCCCTTAGCCTCGTCTTGATCATTGAAGCCAAGCATAACCTTGTGCTCGTCAAAGCTGCCGTCGGGGTTGTACTGGTCAACAACGAACACCTTGCGTCCGTTCCAACCGTCAATATCATTGGAGAGGAACACGTCAATGTGGTCGCCGTCAACACCCACTGCGCCACGAATGTAGCCGTAAGTGTTGTTCATCTTGCTTTCCCACTGCTTGCCGTCAGCATCAGTGCCCTTACGCACGCTGCCCTGCGGCTGCTCAATGGTGATGTCAAACGTTCCGACTTGCACATGTCCCTTCTTATAGTTGCCGGCTTCCTTCTGTGCCTCGGTGGGGTCGGTGTTCACTTCGGCTGAGGCTGCTTCAATCTTGGCAGACAACGGCTGCTCATTGCCGTCAATATAGTTGGCTACTTCGTAGAGGTCGCCAAACTGCTTGCCGTCAATCTCATAATAGGTTCCTGGATAATTCTTGCTCTTGTCAGGAGCGTCAACCTTGATAACTTCATTGCCATCAACGAACATACGGTGCTTGTAGATTTCTCCATATTCACTTGGCTCCGTCCACTCGTCTTCTGTGTCGGTGATGCGCTCGCTCAGTTTTTCTTCGGCTTCCCTCGCCAATGCGTCGGCATCGGGTTCGTTACCCTTTACTGGTTCTTCACTGGCTACGACTGGCTGTTGAGGCTCTGCACCGCTCCCAGCAACAACCGTAGCTTGTTCGCTTGCCTCGTCTCCTCCAGCTGGCTCTGCGGCTTCCGCTCTCCGTTTGCGTTCTGCAACGGCTGCGTCAATGAGGGCTTGTTGTTCTTTTGGTGTAGCATTTCTGAAATATTCGTTTACGTTTTTGAGAATTTCTTCCTTAGAGGTCACGTCACCGCTGAACATGTCTATCTGACCTGCAGCAGGTGAAGCAGCCTCATTATTGTATGTAGAGAGAACCTTGCGCAAGTCGCTCGGCTTTCCGCTGTTCAGCAGGTCGGCAAGGAGCAACGTAACGCCATCGGTTACACGACTGTCTCCGTATTCGTCGTCAAACAGCCCCTGCTGTCTGCCGTAAGGAGATACCGGCATACCTTCCTTATAGATTTCGGGCGAGTCAGACTTGGCACGACTCACAAGATCAACTGCTGCTGCCAATTCCTTGCTAAGGTCATAGCCGCTCTTGGCAAGTGTGCGGTTGTTGGCAATCTCGTTCAAGCCCATAACAACAGACTGACGAAGTGTTGGTGTGCTGATAATCTGGCGCACGGCATCGGGCGAAGTCTGGAAGACCTTGCCTATAAGTGTGTTCTCGATAAGTTCCTTACCTGCTGCCGACAAAGCATTGCCAGTGCGAAGCTCTGGTAACTGCATTTCGTTAATAACTCCTGCATCCAACAACTGACTGATGGCAGAAGCCACTGATTTGTCGTCGGCATAGTAGTCAGACATGCGGTCAAAGCGGCTGATGTCATTGGTGATGCTTGTGAACACATTGTCAGGAACAATCTTGCCAAGTTTCACGGCGTGCTCTGGCTTGCTCTGTTTCTTCTGCTGTTCAGCGTTGAAACGTGCGAATGTGGTTGCATCGTAGGGCAGGTGCTCGTCCGGGACGAACACCACACGCGGATGCTGCATACCGTCTATCTGCTCGGGAGTGAAACCGAACATGGCTCCAAACTCGCGCAGGTAGTCAATATACGCCTTGTCTGTTCCCTGCTGGGCTGCAATGTCGCCCGACATGGTGCGGTTGTTGCCCGAAAGCACTACCCCGTCCTTGCTGACAATGACTGGTGTCTGCAAAGCTCTGCTGTCGTAGCTGTCTGCCATATCCCTAACAATGCGCTGCGCGTCTTTGTCACGCTTGTAGTCGCGGTCATTCACGCTCTCACCATTCTCATCAACCGGGAAACCTTCAGTAGGCTCGTAGGCATTGTTCACGTCATGGCTGGCTGTGGCTGCTCCTGCCTCAGTGAGGACGTAGTGACCGCGGATTGTAGAACCATCTGCAAGGGTGATAGCATTAGGATTGCCCTCAACCTTGGTGGCTCCGTCCCACTTTGCTTTTATCTTCGGGTTCACGGCATGAGTGCCGACGGCCTCTTGCTCGGCTGCTTTCTCAGCGGCAATGCGCTTGTCTTCCTCCAGACGTGCAACGGCTTCGGCGTGTAGCTTTTCCTCGCGAACCTTGCGCTCTGCCTCCTGCTGCTCACGGATGGCACGCTTTCTGTCATTCATAAGGGAGTTGATGCGCGACCATGCGTTCAAGTTCTCTTCGGCTGCGGCTACTTTGGCGTTATACTCTTCCATGGCGGTGTTGTAGTTGGCCTCTGCTTCCTGCTGCGCCTTTACCATTGCCATTGGTGAACCTTTCAGAGAAGGAGCTTTCTTTGTGGGTTCCTTCTTCTTCAACGCTTCAAGTGCCTTAGTCGCCTGTTCTACTTGCGCTCTCACGATGGCAGTAGTATTTTCATCATTGCCTCCGGTAACCTCGTTGAGAGCGTCAAGGGCTGTCTCGCGGTCTGCCTTCTCAAACATAGGTTCACCGGTTTCCTCGTTGATGGGTACACGCTCCAATGCGGTAGGCTGGCGGTTTGCCTCCTCTTCCTTGCGTTGCTGTTCCTGCTCCAACATCTGTTGGTTATGCTGCTGCAACTGCTCGGCTTGTTCTTGCGGAATACTGATGCCGTTGTTCTGTGTGGCTTCATTGAAGGCACTTTGTGCATACTGCCGCATCTGCTCATCGGTAAGCTGTGATACGTTTTCAGCCGAATTTGGTATGTTTTCACCGTTTCCCTGTACGTTTTCACCGTTTTCTGGTACACCAAGCACGGCTTCATGCTCGGCTTGAATGTTTGCGTATGCCTCATCGAGTTCTGTCTGTGGGTCGATAGCCTCACCAAGAGAGAACAGCTGGTCCGGGCTGGCAAACTTATACTCGCCGGTCTCTGCATCACAGATAACAATACTCTGATCCGAATTGCGCACGTCAATGCCGGAACCATCGGGGAGCATCACGACATTGCCCTTGACAACGTACACTGGCTTGTCGTCAACCTTCATGGTTGCAGGCTGAACAACGCCCATATCCTTATGGGTGTGTCGCTCCACATTGGCTTCAACCTCCTTGCGCTTGCCGTCGGCGGCTTCATTGGAAGCGTCCATAACGCCCTCCATTGCTGCCTTGGCATTGACATAGTAGAGTACAGCGTCCTGCTGGTCTTCGCTTAGTTCCGGATTGTTGACAAGCGGCCAAGGGTCTTCGTTTATTTCCGCAATGCGCATTTCAGCGTCAGCACCGAAGGCATCCTCACACATCTGGTAAGCCTCCTGCATACGCAAAGTAATGGCATCTACCTCGGCCTTAGCGTCGGCATCGCCTTTCTCCACCTTATCCCAAAGCAGACGTGCTTGGTCGTATGCGGCTGCGGCGGCTGACTCTGCCTCCGACATAGGCTGCTCTGCCTCTGCGCTGGCTCCTGCCTCCTCGCTCTTCTGTTCTGGGAACAAACGCTTGATATAGTCTTCTACAGCTGCTTGCTCCTCTTCGGTGCGGTTTTTCGGCTCCTTGCGTAGTGTAGCGTCAACGTCCACGCCGGTTTCCTCCTTGATTGATGCGCGGATGGCTTCCGGACGTTCACCGTCTGCCATTGTCTTGTTGGCTTCAATGGCGCGGTCTATATCCTCAACCATCTTGCCATAGGCCGCAATAGCATCCTTGTCGCCCTCCTTCACAGCCTTGTAGTTGTGCATGACAGTGGCAAAGTCGGCACCGGGTGCAACAGACTCAACAGCGGCTTGCACAACCTTGGCATTGGCGGCTGCTTCCTTGTAGCGTTCACCAACGTCCACACTGTTAAGCTCTGCCTGACGCATGATGTTGGCCTCCTCCTTCTTTGCCTCTTCCTCGGTCTTGAAGTGACGGCTCGTTACAACCTCACCTTGTGCGGTCATAGCCTGTACTGTCACGCCGTTCGCATCCTTATTGGTTGTATAACCAGTGACGGTGCCCATCGGCAACATACGTCCAGTGAGGATATAATATGCCTTCGCTCTTGCGCTCTGACTGACGTTCGGGTCCTGCATGAGGCGTTCCATAGCTTCGTAGCCGTCAAACTCCGGATTGCTCACACGCTCGGCCTTTGCATGTTGGAAGTCAACGTCAAAGGTCATGGTCTTGCCGTCCGTCATGGTCGGCTTGGCTTTTGGCTTGTTCTGCTGCTTAGGTGTGCGAGTGAAGAGCGATGCAAGGTCACCATATCCGTTACGTCTGAGTTCCTCACGTTCCTCCTTGGTGAAGTCGAGGTCACGCGGACTCGCATCCATGCGCTTACGTAGTCTCTCAGCAAAACTTCTTCGGTTGTGGTTGCGCTCCTCCATGGTCTTAGGCTCAGCTATAGGTCGAAGACCGGCAATAACCTGCGGTGCCGACTTGATGCCGTGGCTTACCTTAAAGCCCAACATCATAGCCATGTTGTCCGTCCAGATGTCCATTGCCTTGCGCTTTCTTTGGTCGTCGTCTGCTAACTGTGCGTTCTCGATCCATTCGGGAGTGGCAAAAATTGTCCCCTCGGCAACAGTAGAGGTCATAAGCTCTCCTGCACGGATGCCCACCTTGCCTGCGGTGCTTTCAGTTGCCTTCACCAACTTGTCAGACACGTTGCCCAACACTGGAGATAGGGTACCGGTAACCGAACCGAGCAACATGCCGTGCCCGGTCGCCTTCAACATATCGCCAGCTGAAAACTCATACTCGCCAGTTTCCGGGTTTAATGTTCCGCCCAGCCTCATCTGCTGCTGCATATTCTTCAAGCCCTCGAATGTACCGAAGTTGGCAGAACCTGCGGCCATTCCTGCAACCATACGTCCGGCAAGTGTACGACCGACGTAACGCTCTGCAGCTTCTTTGCTTGCGCCTTTAAGTGCCATCTTGCCACTCAGTTTCAAGGCTTGTTTACCTGCAAAGCTACCGACACCACCCGAAATATAGGTAGTCGGGTCAATAGCCATATTCATTACGGTACCAGTGATGTCGAGCGCACGATGATCTGTGCCATATCTGCCCATCGCATCCATGTCGGCGGCTTCTGTTCCGATGGAGTGGGAGAATAGACGTGCTGCCATATTGTCGGACATCGTCTGTGAGAAGAACGGCTGGTCTGCAACCTTGCGAAGAAGGAACTCCGTCTTGCTCTTAGGCATTCGTGCTTGCACTGCACGCTCATAAGTAGCGTGGTACACCTCGCCTTGCAGGGCTTCCTTTGCAGCTTGCGATACCGTTCTGCCTTTCAACTCCGACGGATGCTCACGGAAGTAGCGGCTGTAGTTCAGCATCTGATTGTCCTTATACTCCTGTGGCATATTCTGCAACACAGACTGCGCCATCTTCTCCAGATTGAACGTGTCCTGACGCTTTGCAGCTCGTTTGATGTCGCGCAAAGTCTCGTCACCTCGTCGCAATGGCATGCCGTCCGGACCGAGAGGAGTGATAGATTTCTTCAGTCTATCCCAGAAACCGCCACCTTCAGCACGTTCCATGTCCTTGCGGTACGCCTCGTCAGCCGCTCTGTCCTCGGCTTCGGCACGCTGCCACTCGTCCTCGATTGCTTTGCGCATAGGAGCCTCATAGTCCAGCTGCGCCTGTTTGCGAACGTCCTCGGGCTTGTTAGGGTCAAGTCCGTTCTCCTTCATGCGGTCTTGGAACTGGTGGGCGAGACGTGCCGTTCTTGCCTCATACTCGGCTTGGTTGGCCTCTATAAGTGATGTAGTGAGCGTACCGTCAGGCAATACCCACTGGGTTTTTGCCTTGCCGTTCTCATATTTCACTCCGTATGGCTGAGGCGACTGCTCGCTCTGCACCGGCTTCTGCCGACTGCCGCCGCGTGCACCACTACCTGCTGGTGCCGGGGATGCGGTGTTGAAGCCGACGACATGAGTAGGAGTGCCAGCCATACGCGCTTGGAACTCTCCAAGTCTGCGTCGCTCGCGTCCTTTCTGTGTCAACGGCTCCATCATGCGGCCAATCTTGGCATTGGTGTTGGCAATTCCCTGCTGCACCTGCTGCTTCATCTGGCCCATCTGCAAGCTCATGCGGATTTTGTCCTGCTCCGTCATAGGCGTGCCTTTCGGCTTCTGCTTCTTTGGCTGTTCCGGGGATGCCGAAACGGCTGAGGCTGGCTTCCGCTGTCCAGAAGATGGGGTTTCCTTCTTGGGTGCCGGTGCCGCCTTTGGTGCATACATACTCTCGAAGTCGTCCATGCTGCCCATGTCAAGCCCCATGCCCTTGGCCTTCTCGTAATACCACTTGCGGTCTTCACCGTTGGCAAGCGAAGACTTGAACTCTGCTTCACTGCCAATATTGTAGCCCTTGGCTTTCAGTTTGCCGTAGAGCCACTTGATGTCGTCATTATCGTTTACTTGTGCCATTATCTTCTTCTGCTTGGTGGTGTATTATCTTTATTGCCTCCGCGTCTTCTGCTTGGTGGCGTATTATCGGGGACTACGCGCTTGGCATAGCCACTTTTCTTCTTGTAGGTAGTAGTGGACTTGCCGTTGGTCTCGCTGTCAGTCGTGCTTGTAGAGGTAACATCAGTTTCCTCAAACGTACCATGTTGCTTGGCAAATGCCTCCGCAGCTGCTGCCGTTCTGAACTTGTACTCACGTCCATTCTCGTCCCATGCACTGAATTCATTGTTATTGGAACGGTCATGCGCCCTTGCCGAAGCATAATGGTCTGTGGCCGCTGCCCGGCTTGATGCAGCCGACGCTCTCTGTGCCTCACCTCGTGCCTTTTCGGTATCAACCTTTGCCTTGTAGAGGTCAGGAGCATTGTCCGCTTCTGCCTTGGCTGTAACAGCCTCCTGCTCGGCTTTAGTAGCCTTACCAGCTTGCTCACGCTGCTTGTCGGGCTGCAATGCCGCAAGCCATCTGTGCTCCTCTTGCTCACGCTGTGCTTTCTCCCTCGCCAGTTTAGCACGTTCCTGCTGCGCTTCCATTTCTCGCAAGGTCTTGGCACGCTCGTTCTGTGCGTCACCGATTTTGAGTGAGTACTGGAGGTATTTGTCCGCGTTGGCTTGTCGTTCGGCTTTCAACTTCTCCAGTTTCTCCTGCAATGGCGTGAGCTGGCTTGCCTCCTTGTGGTCATACATGTTAGGAGCACCACGAGTAGTGAAGAAAAGATTGCTCAACGCTTGCAGACCATCGCTGACGGCTGAAACAATCTTCGCTGACTTTTCCCTGCGTTCTCTCTTCTTGCGTTCCTCCTCAGTTTCCGGCTTCACGCGGTTAGCGGCTTCCTGCAAGACTGCTATCTGCTGATCGTAGCCCATCGTGTCGTTGTGTGGCGACACACCGGCTGGCTTGTCGGCAGGTGGTGCCACGTCAGTCTTTGGTGGTTCCTTCGACTCCAACGGCTCCGGCGCATTGCCTCCGCTGTTCTGCTCGGTCCATGCCTCCGTCCCTTTCGGTGCTGGCTCTGGCTGTGTAGGCTGCTCAGCCCAGTCAAGCGAACCTTTAGGTGGGGTATATCCACCATCATTGCCCTGCTCGTACTGTTCCTGCTGTTCTTCTGTCCAATTACTCATGTCGAATGTTTTTAGAAGGCTCCAGCAATCCCTGCACCTGCTTTGGCAACGCCCTGCACGGCTTGACTGATGGCTTGTGCCTTGTTCATCTCCAAATTGTTCAACGCTTCGTTGATCTGCGAGTCGCGCTGCTGATAGGTCTGCTCAATCTGGTCTTTGCGGTTCTCCGCATTGACAGCTATCTGCGACGTTGCATCGGCCAATGCTTGTGCGTTCGCGGCCTTGGCTGCTGCTGTGCTCTCGTCAGTACCACCCATCACGGCTTGGGCACCTGCCGCCTGTCGGTTGCGGTTCCTGATGCTCTCCTCGGTCTGAGTAAGTATGCGCTGAGCGTCCGCCCTCTGCGTTGCGTCTTCGTTATAACGACGGTCATACCAGTTCTGGTTGGCCTCCTTCTGTGCTTGGAGGTTCTTCTTCACTCGTCTCATCGCTTTGCTTGCGCTGATGCCGCCAAAGATGCTGCCGGCTGCTCCGAGTGCGCCTCCTGCTATGCTACCAATTAGTCCCATATCGTTTTATGTTTCAAAAGTTATAATTCGTGCGCTAAATTAGTAATGTATCTTTGCCCAGTACTTTTAACTTTTGCGCCAACGGCGCAACACAAAACATATCAATATGAAGGGAATGAAGACCGGTGGACGGAAAAAGGGCACACCAAACAAGGAGAACCCGATAAAAGGGTTCATCAAAACACATTCCTTGGCATACTTCGAATCCAAGGAAATAGTTGGCGACGACGGTAAGAAGCGCACAATGTCAGACTTCGATTGCGACATGATGATGCTTGCACCTGACGATCGCGTAAACGCCGAGCTTCGCTTGCTGGAGTTCCATACGCCAAAGATGAAGGCTATTGACGTTGGCATGAACGCACACGTCAGCGTACGCACAATCGAAGACAAACTGCGCGTCCTTTGTGGCGAGGAAGAAGAAGATGATGACGACGAGGACGATTAAGCCAGTCTCTATTTCATCTACTTTTAGACCGACTCATTTTGTTTACTCATAGTTTTTTTAGGCCTCGACCTGTCCGTGAGGATGGGTCGTTTTTTATTTCATACTCTTCAATAAAAACCCCTATGGGGTTATTTTAGAAACCCCTAAGGGGTTATTAAAAACGCAAAACAAAAACCCCTATGGGGTTATTTATAAAACCCCTTACCCGTTTTTTAAACTGCATGAAAATCAACCGTAAATAAACCCCTCGACAACTACATAAATTTCCAAGTAATCAACGACTTAAAACAGAAAACTCCACTGAAACGAATTGTAAAGAACATGCTTAAACCCTAATGAACTATGACAAAAAGCGAAAAACAGAAAATGCCGTTATTCGTTGATATTTAAGATGTTGCAGCGAATAAAAACCCCTATGGGGTTATTTTAGAAACCCCTAAGGGGTTTTTTAAAAGAAGAAAACTCGACACAAATAATATCCCCTATGGGGTTTTCCTCGCGCGCGCGTATAGATATAACGAATGTTATATAAACATAAAGGATAAAGGAAATAGATATATATTATACTCCTTACGTCGTATAATACGACAACAACGACGACAAAAAGACTTCGAGTTTGAAGTTTTTTTTTATTGTTGAGCAAATAGAAAATGAAAAAGCCCGACCTTGCAATTGCAAAGCCGGACAAAAATTAAAAGCCCTTACCTTTGGTGCGTTCATACACCGCCTCACGTTCCGTGTCAACGTTTTTAATTCTGAATTGAACTGCACATCTTTCCGGGATGCTGTCCGGCAGCTTCGCCGCCAGCCGTGATATTATCTCGTCAATGTTGCTGAAGCCGATGTCGCTCACCTCGGCCAGAACCTCACCACGGAAGTAGGCCCGGGCATATATCATGTACTTCGGTGCTATGCGGAACAAAGCGTCCTTCCGTTCGTCAACGTCTCGCGCCATTCCCTGCTTGCTCCTGCGTGTGCTGAAGAAGATGAAGTCAATCACTTTAGCGTTGAGTTCCCACGCCGGTGTGAAGTCCAACTTGATATAACCTCGTGTGATGGTGCGGCCATGAGAGTGGTTCATGGCAAATGCAACCTCGTCAATGGATGCTTTGCAGTCGTTCTGCGCCACTGTTCCCCATGTGTGCCGGAACGTGTATGCCTTGTACTGCTTCGCTTTCGGGATGCCCATACTCTCACAAACCATCTTGATGCCTTTGTTCACACAAGCACAGAAAGAGTCACTGTCACAAAACCTTTCATGGAAGTTGAAGAAGTACTTGTCGTTTGGATCGTGCGATTTGTACTTCTCCACCAATGGCTGGATAACCGGCTCCACGCGCATCTCGATATACGCATCATCCGTGCGTACCTTCTTCGTTTTCGCCCTGTTGTAGCATAATATTCCGTTGTGATAGCCGTCCCTTGGCATTTCGAACAGGTCAACCGTGTTGATACCTGCAAGGCAAAGTATCATCTTGGCCACGTCACGCCCAATCTCTGGCACCGGGTCAATGAACTTCGTTTCCGGCAATGGAGCGGCAAAGAACAGTCGGCATTCCTCCGGGCTGATGGCAATCTTTGTCGAGCGGTCCGCCTGTGGTATCTTCACCTTGCCCCAAGGGTTCGTCCTGATACGGATGATGCCGTTGTCATAGTCGTTGTATTCCTTGATGGCAGCTCTGAACACTTGCCTTATGCACACAGGGTACATTTCCTTTGCCCTGTGCGTCTGCTCCAACGTAGCTATCCATCGGTTCACGAATGTCGATGTCAGCTGTCCGAACATAAGCCTGTTGGTACCTGCAAACCTCTCCATGTGCTGCAACGCCAGTTTGTAGTTCTTGGCGTTCCGCACCTGTCCATTGTCAATCATACGGTCGATATGAAGAGTTGCATAGTCAGAGAAGCACAAGTCTTCGTCCTCCTTGGTCACATACTCGATTATCTGCCTGACCGTCCAATTCGTGCTGTCAACACGATTGAGCAGTTCCGTAAACCGAAGTATGCGCCTCATGCAATACTCGTTCACGAAAGCGTCCGTAATGTCCCCGTTCTTGTCGAGATAGTCTTTGGTCACAACCTTGTCGGTCTTGATGTATCCGGGCTTACGGTTCTGCATCACCCGAATGTACACTTGAAAGAAACCGTCCTTGCGCGGTCTTCTGATTACTGGTTTGAACATTGCCAT